GTCGCAAACGGCAGTAACAAAGTCTACGGCACTGGAACCAACTTCCTCGCAGTATTCGGCGCGGGGCGTGCAGGCCCGCCGATCAAGACGACAGATTCCGCCAATGCCCAGATTGCGATTCGAAACGTCTCGACGGGGTATCCCTATTTCGTTTACAGGACAATCACGAACGTAGACTCCGACACCGAATTGACGATCAGCGCGACGTGGCAGCAGACCACCATCAGCTCGCCTGGTGTTGCGTGGGGGTCCTGGACCATTGGGCAGGTGCGCAAGGGCACAGGGACGGTCTACGTGGCCAACGGCAGCACGACGGTCACAGGCACGGGCGGGACCGATCTACAGGCGGAGATCTGCGACGGCGGCACCACGCCGGATGGCGGGACCACGATCTATTTTGTCGAGGCGGGAGCGGTGACGCGGAAGTCGGTTGCCTCCTGTCAGAGCGCCACGCAGATCACCCTTGCGGCGGCGTACGACGGCACGACGATCAGCAGCCCTGGGGTGCCCTACACCTTTGACGATTGGGATCTGGCCAAGGGGGCATGGAGCCCCAATGGCGCGTCGACGGTGAACTTCTACGACATCGCCAAGGCCATGTATCGCTTCTGGTATGCAAGCGGCTGGACGCGCCCCCGAGATGCGGCGCGGTTCCTGGCAGATCGCTACTGGAAACAGACGGCGAACGGCGGGCAGTATATGTGGGAGTCCTTCGCAGGCTCCGTGATTCGACAGGTAGTTGATCCGCCAGAGTCGCCTGACTCGGATTTCTGGATTGTCAGCGAAAACCGCATGTCGGATGTGTGGGACGTGCGGAAGTATGTCGGCCACAGTCCCATGTATGAGGCGCGGGAGGTTGCCTACGCCCTGGAGGTTGCCGTAAGGACTGCCCGCTACGACCCCGACGCCACGCGGCGAGCAACCAATCTAGCGCGGGTGCAAGACTCTTACGATGACCTGTGGAGTACGGACATGGTGGCGGCGTCCAGCGGGGGCTTCTACCGCAACCACATCAAAGAACCGGATTCGGCGCGGGTGCTGGCGGTGACCAATGGCTCAGCGACGGTCACCAAGCACAGCGGGACGGATTTCGCTGCGGACTTTTGCGGCGATCCTGCGAGCTTCTACAGCACGGGCACGCTGGCGCTGACGAATGGGAGCACGACAATTTCGCTAACTGGGGGCGACCTGACCTTGCACGCCGGCAAAAGGATCTTCATTCGGGGCACGCTGGCTGGCCAGCCATACTCGCAGGTCAATCAGATCACCAACGCCACAACGCTCAAATACCCGTGGCCGGGGACAACGGGCAACGCGACTGCGTGGCGAGCACAGACTCGCGTGGAGTGGTACCCAGGCGACTACTACGCCCTGGAGATGCTGCAAGTCGATTCATCCGGCGCGGCGATTGGCCCGAAAGCGTGGGGAAGCACCAATGCGGCACTGCCGGAGACTGACGCCTGGTACTGGTGTACCCGAGACAGCGGCACGCAGCTCACGCTGGATAGGCCATTCACCGGGGACACAGGCGGCACCGGATATCGCAGGGTGATGTTCCACGGCGGCTCCTACGTCCAGCCGTACTTCCAGATGCTTCTCGCCCGTTCGTTCCAGATGGCTGCAAGGTTGCTGGATGACGAAGGGGACACGGTGCGGGCGGCGGGGTATCGGAGCCTTGCGTCCGATCTGGTGGACTACGTGACGGAGGTGGCGGCAGACGGCTACAGCTATGGAGTGCCGTACTTCACGGAAACACCCGTCTGCGAACCGGTTTCCAGCAAACCAAACATCTGCGATGAGGCAGCGGATTCCGACTACCACCGGGCCTACTCGGTGGAGGCGAACGGCCCGCTTGCGCAAGACTACCTGGACGCTCCGACGCCAGAAAAGCTGACGCGAATGAATGCCTGGTTCAACGCGCAATTCTGCCCGTCTGCTGGATACGATTGCCCGTTTGCATCCGACGGCAGCACGGCGGAACTGGTGCAGGACGGCATTCCTGAGTTCAGCGACACGCTCCGCACGAAGAACTTCGGGCAAGCGTTTGGCGTAGGCGGCGGCTACATGGTGGATGCGGCGCGGGTGGGGGGGCAGGCGGCGGTCGAGAATCGCACGCTAACGGTCCAGGTGGCATCACCACTGGCGTATGGCGATCGCATCAAGATTACGGCAGTCAATGCAAGCGGTGTGGCTGTGACCAATACCTGCGAGGCCGTGACGTGCAGCGTCACCAGCGACTTCCGCGCGGGCGGGCAGGTGGTGAAGATCCAGTACTACCTGGATGATGTCCCGGTAACACCGGAAGGGTTTTTGATTGTCAATTAGGAGACCTTATGACGGTCAAAGTGGCGGAGATTGTTTGGAAGCACTTGCGTAAGAAGGCTCGCGAGGCGTTTCCGAATGAGATGTTGGGCTATCTGTTTGGGCATATAGAAGGGGATGTGATATATGTTCAAACAGTTTATATCGCCGAGGGCGATGATATTGTGCAGGCTTCGCCGGAAGCCATCTCCGTGAGTGCTGGGTCCAAAGCAGCGGCGGAATACATTGCGGGAATAATGAAGATGAAGCTGTTGGGTACGGTTCATACGCACCCGGAAGCGGAGCCTGAAGAGTATACCTGCGATGCGGTTCCGTCGCTTTTTGATTATGAGTATGGATGGGAGGAGCACGTAATGGGCATATTGCACATTTGCCGGAAGGGCAAGCGGTGGCAGTATGATCTGAGATTTTACGATCCGAAGGGGCTGTATGTCACTGAATTTGTACGTTAAGGACCCACGCGAGTCGCGCACCAAACAGGTGGCCGAGGAGCGCGAGGCGATCATGAAGATTGCCAAAGCGCGTTGGTTGGCGCGGACTAATATGTACTACCTGTGTAATAAGGTGCTTGGGTACAAAGATGTGAACCCTGCGGTCCATTATGGGTTGATTCGTACTTTGCAGCAGTTTCCGATGCCTGCGGAAAATGAGTGGTTCAAGTATGATAAGCCGATGGTTCGCGCCGATGGGTCGGTGGTTTGGGACTATACACCTGTTATTCCGAATATGCTCGATTTGCCGGGAGGCCGTAGACGCCTTATTCTGGATAGTCGCGGTACGCTCAAGTGCCACTGCGATTCGAACTGGATGCGTAAAGCCTCGGGCGAGTATGTGCAGACGAAAGACATCGAAGTTGGAGATGTGCTCGACGGTATCGATGAGAATTTCCGATTTACTCCTGTAGTTATTGAGCGAAAAGAACTTCAAGGAGAGCAGGAGTGCTATCGAATTACTACCAGAACCGGACGAGTTTTGGAGGTTTCCCACAACCATCCACTTAGAATGGTGGATAAGTGGATTGAGGCGGAAAAGCTGAAGCCGAAAGATCGAATTGCTATTCACGGAAGGTTGCCAGAGCCGGAGGGGGCACAGGATGTTGCCTACGACGAGATACTTGGTTGGTTTCTAGGCGACGGCAATATCAGCGGCAGTACTGTTACGCAGAAAAGGGATCGTTTTGTCCAATGGATTATAGAGGCCGCACAAAAAGCAGGTTTCACGGCAGATGCAATAGAGTACGACCCTGTAAAGAGGCCGGGGATTAAGACGGTTCGGGTGCAGGGAGCGCGGGATCTATTTCGGGAGTTAGGGTATTTGAAGAAGGATTGGTATGCGAAATCGGCAGACAAGTTTGTCCCCGAGACGATCTTTCGGGCCAGCAATGCTAGCGTAGGTCGCTTTTTGGCGACACTGTTTGCGGCAGATGGTACTTTCGGAACTGGGTCTATTAGCTATTGCTCTATCTCGAAGAGGCTGTGCCAAGACATCCAAAGGTTGTTGTTGCGTTTTGGTATTCATAGCCGTGTTTCTACGATTTTGACGAAATACAAAGGAGAGCCTTACACTTGCTATCATCTGCACGTTCAAGGGATGGAGAACATTTTGCAGTTTGTGGCGAGTATCGGATGGTACAAAGAGTGCCGTTTTAAGTGGCCGAAAGGAAAGGCAAATCCCAACGTCAACACAGTGCCGAAGCAATGGCGCAAACTGTTTCCGAAGTACTTCTTTGCACGAGGGGAGCGCCCCGATGATTTGCCCAAACTGTGGAACAAGAAACAGAATCGCTTCATTCCGAAGAGTCTTTCGTCCTACAACGTAGACAAAAAGTATCTTAAGGCAATTTGCCAATATCGTCCAGATGCTTTGATGGAGGGGTTGGCGTCCGATGATGTATTTTGGGACGAAGTAGTCTCGGTGGAATCTATTGGCAAACAGAGGACGTGGGCTATCCAGACGAACAAACGAAACTACTCTATTTCGGATGTAGTTACCCATAATACTTCCATTAACATTATGGCGCATTCGGTGCAGTGGATACTGAATTATCCCGACATCGCGATTCTGTTGGTACACGCAAAAGCCGAGATTGCTGAGGATATCTTGGGCGAGGTTCGTGACATGTTTGCGTTCTGTGAACCACTGCGGCACTTGTTTCCCGAGTTGTGCCCGGAAGCAGATCAGATCAAGCACTTTGGAAATAGGAGTCGATTTACTATCCCAGGTAGATCGAAGATTCGCAAAGAGCCGACCATGGATACGACCTCTATTACGTCGGCCATCGCCGGAGCGCACTTCGACGTTATCAAGTTTACGGACTGCGTGGAAGAACAGAACGCGGCCAACAAAGAGATGCGCAATGACGTGAGCAAGAAGTTCTCACTGTTCCGTAACGTGCTCTCGACGCCGATGCACTGGATTGACGTGGAGGGCACTCGCTATCACTTTGATGACCAGTACGGGCGTATCATTGACGGCGAGAAGACGCTTCCCTTGGAGCATCGGGTGTGGGGCATCTATGTTAGAGGGTGTTATAAGAAAAAGCTGCCCTCCGGGCAGAAAGATTATCAGTTTTCGCCCGAGGAGTTGGAACTGCCGGACCTGTTGGACGAGAACGGGAAGAAAGTGAGTTGGTGGCCGGAGCGGTTTCCCACATGGTTCCTGGAGCGAGAAGAGAACGACCCTACGGGCGAGATCTTCGACTTCAATTCGCAGCGCCGCAACCATCCGGTGGGTGATAGTAAGACGCTGGATTTCCCCGCCAGCGTGATCCAGTGGATTCCCGAGAAGGAACTTCGTTCAATTCGAGCGGAGTATTTTGTGACGACGGTGGACACGGCGGAGACGCAGAACGCACAGAGCAACTTCTCGGTAATTACAACGTGTATGTGGGATTGTAACAATCGGTGCTATGTGATGGACGTGCGCCGCGCGAAAATGAAGCCCGATGAATTAGTGTCCCAGTTGTTTGATGTGTATGCAAAATGGCGTCCCATTGTGGTGCGGATCGAGGAAACCTCATACACACGAGGGTTGCAGTTTGGTTTGCGCCGCGAAATGGATTTGAAGCAGTTTTCCATTCCGTTTGACTTCGTGAAGCCGGACAACCAGAAGAGCAAGCAGGAGCGTATTCGTCTGACGTTGCAGCCGGTCTTGCGGCGGGGCGATTTACGCTTCTCGGAGGGTTTGCCTTCTGACATGAAAGATGCTATCTATCAGGAGTTCACGCAATTCCCCAAGGGAATTTCGGACGACATCCTGGACACGCTGGCGGACCAGTTTCAGAACAAGTCGTTCTATGGGAGGATTCGTGAGAGAGAGACTTTCGAAACCATGTCACAGAAAGCATTTAATGCTCTCGTACAGGGGTTGGAAAATCCTTTTGCGGACCCAGCTACTCCGCCCGAGAGTTACTACTCGCGGACAGGCGGGCTTTAGGTAGCCGCCTGCCGCTTTTCCTGCGAGAATGCCAGCTTGTCGCCATCGGCGCTGATGTGGATGGTGATGCCCGCCGTAATCTTGCCGCTAGTTTTGAGGACCGCCAGCGGTTGCCACAATAGGTGAGTGATGGCCCGCTTCAAAGGTCGTGCTCCGTACTTAGCTTCGAAGCCCACTTTAACGAAGAGGTCTTTTGCCGAGTCTTCGAAGTGCAGGGCGCACGAATTGAAGCCCCACCGAGTAACGAGCCAGTCGTCGGCTTTGGCCAGTTCAATCTCTACAATGTGGCGCAGCGTCTCTTTTGAGAGTTCTTCATAGTAGAGGAACTCGTCAATGCGGTTGATGAACTCCGGCGAGAACTTGCGCTTGAGCCGCTGTTCGACCATGGTGGTCAGGGAGGCGGCTGTGGTTGTGGCGGTGAAGCCGGGGGAGTTCCGTATTTGGCCAATCTCGGCATAGCCGATGTTGGACGTTAGGAACACCAGCGTGTTCTCGAAGTCGACCGGATTGTTGTCGCCGGTGCGAAGGAAGCCCTTGTCGAGAATGCCGAGGAGGATGCGCTGCATCGAAGGCGCGGCCTTCTCAATCTCATCGAACAGTACGACGGAAATTCGACTATGCTCACTGGAAATCGACTCCAGCCGCTGTTGGGAAAGCACGGCCTGCGTTTCCTTATGGCCCAGATATCCGGGAGGTGCGCCTACCAGTTTGGCCACTTCATGCTCCATCTGGTACTCTCCGCAGTCCACGCGGAGCAAATGGCGGTCGCTGTTGTGTAGGAGTTCAGCCACGGCTTCGACGGTTCTAGTCTTGCCAGTACCAGTGGGGCCGAGAAGCATGAAAACGCCAGCGGGTCTTCCGGGAGGGTTAAGGTTGGCGTCCACCATATCCAGGTAGGGAGTGATTTTGGAAATGCACTCCTGACCGATGATACGCTCGCGTAATCGTACCAAGTACGGGAGTTCGGCTTCTCGCGCTCGCCGCGAGTCGGCCATTGGGATGTGCATTCGAGTTCCGTTTACAGGCATTTTGGTTTCTCCTCCCTTGGATCTTACTCGTAAAGCCATTCCAAATCAACTCCTTTCTTCGGCCACCTACAGAAAAGAGGGCAGATTGGCGTCCGCCCTCTCGTCCGTTTGTGTGGCGCGAAGCGCCACGGGGGTCTACAACTAGTGTACCACTAATGGCGCGTAGCGCCAATGGTAAAATAGAAGTAGCGATGGCTGAAGAACTTAACGATTCCCTCGTACTTTCGACTGACCCGACTCCGGGCTACGAAGACATCACGAAGCAGCTTGCGCTGTCTCGGGTGGTGCAGACGTTCTTCAAGTACGAGACTTGGCGGCAGCGCAACTACGACCTCAAGTGGCGGCACCTCCAGGAGCTTTATAACGGGGTGGTACCCAGACGGTTCTGGGAAGGCACTACGACCGAGAGAGCTTCGCTCTCTGTGCGACTCATTCACTCCCAGGTCCAGAGCGTTCTCCCTCTTCTGCACCAAGCATTGTTTGGGTCTGACATTGAGTGGTTCAAAGTTGCCGCCATTGGCGAGACTTCTACGCAGGAAGCAGCGGAGGTGCAAGCGCGGCTACTGTACCTGTGCGAGCACCCAACGGATCGGTTTGGGAACAATGTGCGTAACCAAGTTACGCTTACTCTCAATGATTTGCTTGTCAAAGGTATCGCCATTCTTGCTTTGCAAGTAGATCCGCTTACGCTGGAGCCTGTAGCCAATCGTATCTCGCCGCTGGACTTCTATGTCGATCCCGCTTGCGGGCCGGACATTGAACAGGCGAAATCGGTTATTTGGCGGCGCACGCTGACGCTGGATCAGGTAGAGGCACTGCGAGGGGCCGAAGGCTTTGATATCCCCGACAGGGGGACGCTCATGGAGTGTATTCAGAGTATGCCGTCGGCTATTGCAGATACGTCCCGGCAGATGGAAGAAAGTTCGCGGGGTGTTCAGTACAATCCGCTGTCCGACGGGCAGGGTGTGTTTGGCGCGGAGAGCAATCTTGAGGTATTAGTGTACTACACCAAGACACGGGTTGTTTGGGTGCTTAACAGACACTACGTTATTTACAATGGCGAGAATCCGTATGGGTTCTACCCGTTTACGGCGGCGACCTGCTTCTTCGACCCGGATCGGTTCTACGGGAATGGCTATTCCGATGTACTGGCCGATTTGCAGAAGTACATGCAGTCGATTCGTAATGCGCGACTGGACGAGCTTTCGCTGGCCTTGAATCCGCCGCGAGTGACCCGCGCTTCGCACGATCAGCGCATGACGTTTTCGCAGAGAGTGTGGCGACCGGGTGCTCAGTTGGCGACCGAGAATGGCAAGGACGATATTTCGGTCCAGGTGCCGTCGAATATTACACAGAATTCATATCAAGAAGAGAGTTGGATGCAACAGCAGGCCCAGGAGATGACCGGGGTGAACTCCATGGTCCTCCAGGGTATGCCGATGCGGGGCAATGCTTCTGCGAGTGCAACTTCGGTAGGAGCGCAGCGCGAGGCTCCGTCGTTGCGGCTGCTGATGGTGGTTCTCTCTTTGGAGAATTATCTGTTGACGCCGATGTTGTATAAGATGTTGAAGATGCACCAGATTCATAATCAGGGCGATCTTCAGTTGAGAGGTATGACGGCGGAAGGACAGACGCCTGTTGCGAATCAAAGTTTGCAGCGCGATGTGAAGTTCATGATGTTGTCTGCAACGCGGATGATGTCACGCGAGAAGCTGTTGCAGGTGTTCCCGTTCCTGACGCAGTATTTGCTCAATCCTGAGTTGATGGGGCACTTGCAACGGATCGGACTGGCGGTTGATATGGCGGAATGGGTCCGTATGTTGCAGGACGCCAGCGGCACGAAGCAAGTGTATCAGTTGGTGCGGCCTCTCAATGAACAGGAACAGCAGGCGCTCATGCAGCCGACGCCTGAGATGATGCAGGATCAGCAGAAGACGAAGGCATCGAACGAAGTTCGCCTCGCGATGGCGGATAAGAAGAATCAGGCCGAGCAGATGAAGGTCCAGGGCAAACTGCAAGAGGTCGATAAAAAGACCGAGGCGGACATGAAGAAAGAGATGCTGTTGGCGGTTATGCAGCGAGTGATGGGCGGCGGCAACGCCGAAGGCGGCAACAGTGGCTCTTAGTCCTACGGAGTTCGAGCAAGCGGGGAAAGCCCGCGACCTTGCGGACCTGTCCTCCCATCCGGGGTGGGCGGTTCTTCTGTCGGCGCTAGCCGACAAAGAGAAGCAGTTGTTGGAAGAATTGGCTTTGCTGGACGAGCCGAAGGCTATTGTGCGGGCGAAAGATCACTGGAGTATCTTCCGGCATATTGTGCAGTTTATTACCAGCGCCCCCGAGAACGCTAAGATCAATGTCTTCGACATCAAAGAGGCCGAAGGGATTGATGATAGCACTCTGACGGTAGGCGCGTTCCTCAACAAAGTCCCTTATGGATCGGATCAGTTACCTTTAGTGTAAATGTTATCATGGTCTTAGGGACGATTCCCACATAGGAGAGACAATGGCTACCACGCCCACTTTTGACATCAATTCCATTTCTCCGGAGAAACTGGCCGAGATTCTCGAACAGCTTCGGCAGGAAGACAATAACAATGCACCCCCGCCCCCGGCGCAGCCGCAGCCCATTAAGATCTCATTCAATGGGGTTGATTTTGTCGGCAATAGTGCCGAAGAAGTGCAGCGCCAGATCGATGTATATACACGAGCACTGGCCAATGAGCAGCACGCACGGCAGATCCAGGAAGCTACGCGCCAGCAGGCGGCCACACCGCCCGAACCGAAGGCTAAGCAGAAGAAGACGACCGAGGAGTGGGTGAACAAGTTCACCGAAGATCCGGCCGATGTGATGGACCAGGAAATGGAGCGGAAGATCGAGTCCTATCTTTCGCAGAAGTTTGGGATGCCGAACTGGGCGGAAGTTCAGAAGGCGGCGGTCCAGCAGATTGTGCAGGACAATTTGCAGAAGACCAAGAATGCGTTCTTCGAACGTAACCCGGATTTCGTGGAAGATCCCGTCAATTTGCAGGCCATCCAAGGCATCATGCAGCAGAATGGCTTGCAGCCGTCGTTGCAGGGTCTAGAGTGGGCTTGGTCCGAGGCGAAACGCCAGCAAGTTGCGCGTGTGAAGCAGGCGGAGCCGGTTGCAAGACCGACGGCCCCACTGCCGATGTTGCCTACGGGCGGCGCAAATCCGGGTAGTGATCTGTTGGATGCGTTCTATTCAACGACTGATCCGGTCAAACAGGAACAGATTTTGCGGCTCATCGAGAAGGCGCAGGCTGGCTAATGGGGGGGGAGGGAGGCGTAAGCCTCCCTTTATCCTTAATGCTAAATTGCGTATGTTACAATAATAAGTAGGAGGAACCCTTTCTATGGCTTATACCCCGGCATCCGTTATCCTGCAAGGCAATACTAACTTGCAGCACAATTATACGGGCGGCTCCGCTTCCGGCCTGTATATTTTCCACTACCAGACCAAGGCTCTCGATACTCTTCAGAAGAAGTTCGTGTTTATGGACGTTCTGAAGTTGGACGATATGCCCAAGCAGTCTGGCAATACTGTTCAGTGGTATCGTTACCGCGAACTGGGCACCAACACCACGGCGGTCGGCTCCGCTGCGGAAGGCGCGGTCGGCACTGCGATTCCCGCGCTCAACAGCGATATCATTACGGCCACGCTGTCTCAGTACATGGACTTCGTTACGCTGTCGGATCGGGTCATCCTGACTTCGATTGACGGTATGGTGCAGAGTGCCACTGAGCGCATGTCTTACCGGGCAGCGTACACTGTGGATATGATTACCCGTGCGGAAATCGATAGCATTTCGGCGGCTGATCGTAGCTCGGCGCTGCTGGGCACTTACCTGAGTTCCGGCGACATTCGCCTGTCTCATGCGTATTTGCAGGGCAACGATGTCCGTCCAATGCAGAGCGGCTCCTGTGCAGGCTACTTCTGCGGCATTATCCACCCGTACATTGTGTTCGACGTGGTGAATGATCCCGCCGCGAACGGTATTGTTGACGTGCGCAAGTACACTGAAGGCAACCCGTTCGAGAAGGTCGAAGACCGTGGGCAGGCGTTCACTTTCAACGGCATCATGTTCAAGGTGTCTACGAATGTGCTGGTCGCTTCGAGCAACTACCGCACCTACATCTTCGGCGATGGTGGCATCGGTGGTTCGCAGCTTGCGGGCAAGGGGCCGTCCAAGGTTTCCGATCCTCGCAATCAGCGGTTCCGGCTGCACGTTGAGGGTAACCTTGCGCCGTCTCTGGCGAACCCCACCGGCTCCATTGGTGGCTTTGTGTCCTACAACTTCTACTATGTTGCGAAGGTGCTGACTGACACCCTGACGGGCGGATCGACCTTCAATCGGTTTATCTACTACGATACTCCGACCCAGGTTTCCTAGTCTCTTGGCGGCGGGCGTAGGCTGGTTTCTCCTCAATAGGGAGGCGTGTAAAAGCGCCTCCCTTTTTGTTTATTAGTGCGGATAATCACTTGCCGCAGGCATGGTAAAATAAAAGTATGGCAAGTGAACAAAAAGCGGAACTGACTGGTACCATCACGTATGTCGATGGCACTCTTTTTAATGGGTGGATGCTAGTCGGTTTGGTTCCTCCGCTGCGCGGGTCAACTGCCTATACGAGTTTCTACAAAATCTACGCACAGCAGCGCACGAAGCTGCCCCAGTGGATTACGTTTCAAGTCCGGAACGGAGAGTTACAGGCTCCTGCGAAGCTTCGCTTCAACACCTCCATTTCACCGCCGAATACGAAGTATGTTTCGTTTTTTGTTGACTACGAGGGGAACACGCTAGCGACCGGGAGCCTGTTCACGGTGACTGCTACTCCACACGCGATTGTGGAACCCTCTTTCTCGATTCCGACTGCGGGCACCACTGCCCCGACACCATGCCAGGGGGTTTCCGTGAGCGCACTTTCCACACCTATCCGCGAGACGCCTACCGGCACCATTGATGGGGTCAACGACACGTTCACCCTCTCCGTCATCCCACCTTCCTTCGTGATCGTCATTCTAGGCGGTACCATTCAGGAAGAGGGAACCTCTTACACGATTTCCGGGAACACGATCACCTTCGAGGCTGCTTACATCCCGAGCAGCGGAAGTATTATCGAAGCGATCATTTTCTAAGGGAGAGACGCCCATGGACACAGTAAACGAGTTCTTAGAGAAGGCATTTGGAGTCTCTGTGTTCAAGCTGCTAAGTGTCGTTGTATTAGGTATGGCTATGTTTTTTGCCATGCAGTCGAAACTGGATGCACTTTCGCGCGACGTACAGAACGCCTTGACACAAAACCAAGCACTGACTGCGGAACTCAAAGAGACCAACAAAGAACTCGCGAAGATGCGCGAAGCACTGATCGAAGTCAAGACAGAATTAGCCCTCGATAGAGGAAGGAGAAACTAAGTGGCGCACGCCGTTTTTGACACCGCCTCCCTGGAGCGACAACGCCTTGGAGACAAGATCGACCGTACCGGCGAGTTTATCGATAGAGCGGAGAAGGAGCAAACCTCCGCCGTAATCGAGAACGAAGATGGGTCAATCATTGATCCTGAGTATAATGCCGGGAGGCCAATGGCCCATACGCAGTTGGAGAGGCTGGTACGTGTTTATGCGCCACATTTGCACTTTTACGATCATCCTCGAAACCCGACGCTGAAGTTCATTTCGAGAAGCAATTGGCACGAGAAGAGCGAGTACAGCACGGTGCTGTATCATCGTGGGATCATGCCGGAAAACACACTCCACTCGTTCCAAACGGTGAAGGTGCCGCACCCTTACAACAACCATATTGATTGTAAGGACGACCCGGACAAGCAGCTTTTCGTGGAGCGGCGGGTGCCGGGGCCAATCGTGCGTAAGGGATGGAAGCGGGTGTTTACTGAGCTTTTCAAGCTCGGGTGGATTACCCAGGAACAGTGCGAGCGGGTCGGCGGTAAGTTTGGATCGTCTCGTGACGACCAACGCTTTGCCCAGGATATGGGCAGAGCTTAGATATCCTTCCATTTAGATGCCGAAGGCCCAATGGTAAAATAGAAGTAGCAGCTATGCTGCTTATTCTATGCCGAGAGGAAAGACCATGCCTTCCATTACTCCCCCACTGAAGGGAACCGATGCACCGGCCCCGGCTGCGTCTGATATCGAATTGCGTCTAAAGGCGCTTCAGCTTGCTAAATTGGAACGAGAAGAGGCGGAGCTTGCCGAAAAGCAAGAGCGGCGTGTAGCTAGTGCTCGTCGTCAAGCTGAAGACGCCGTAGAGACCGAACGAAAACAAAAGTTAGCTGAGAGTATGTGCTCTCACCAGATGCCGGGAGGCGTTTCTGCCTTCGGCGGGCAATGGCTATCTAACGGCAAATTGCGCGTAGTTTGCGGGAAATGCGGCAAGAATTGTTATCGTGAGGAGCTAACGCCTGCGGAGCGGGCTTTGGTCGATTCTGATATGGGCCGTTTTGGCGGTTCAATGACTTTTAGCATGTCGGTCTAAGAGGTAGCTGATGGCTTACACAGTCGGCAAGGCGCTTACATACGCGAAGAAGTTTATCAAAGACCAGCCTATTGATGGGACGGACGTAGGTGTTCAGACCCTCGATATGGCGTCTAAGTTCTTCTGGATGTATGCGCCTTGGCGCTGGACCATTGGCAATATGAGCCCCGTGCAGATTACCGGGAATGCCGTAGATTATACAGTGGCGGAACCCGCCGATTTTCTGTATCTGCAGCAGGCATGGCTTCCAGAAGGCGACAAATTTACGCCCCTGGACATTGTGCCAATGCTGCCTGCGGACCCCAAGCAGACGGGCAAGCCTTCTAAGGTGATGTTTGTTCAAGGGGCAACTGACAAGTATCGTCTGTTTCCCCAGCCTCCGGCTGGAGGCGACAAGTGGCTTCTGGCCATCTACAAGAAGGCTCATACGGAAATTACAGCGACTTCAGACACTCCGGGGTTTCCCGACGAGTGGTTTCCGATCTATCAGGAGATCGTGCTCTACTATGCGTACAAGTTTGCAGATGACCAGAGAGCGGGCAGTTCGACCATTATGGCCAATGGTCAAACGCAGCACTCAGGCCAGTGGGGCAAAGTGATTTCGATGCTCGAAGCGATGAAGGGCCGCGAAGATCTGCTGTTTACGTGGCCGGGATCGATGCAGAGCAAGGAGCAACGGTAATGGCAAGCACCTACACATGGGAAGATGTTTTGGCCTACCTGTATCAGAACGTGCCTCGCGTAAGCGAGTCGCAGGTAGGGCCGCTGGTGTGCAACCAGATTCTTAACATGATGTGGGATAAGTGCGACTGGCGCGAGACGATGGCGGATATGCCGCCGTGGCATCCGATTTGCGGAGAACAGGATCATTATTCTCCGCTTGTTTGCGCCCCTTCGGACTTCCGGGGGTTGCGTAAAGCGCAAGTGTTCGGCATTGGAAGTGATCCGCCCGTGGAACGCATTCTTATCGTCAACAAAGATCTGAAGGAAACAACGTTCCAGTCGCTTCCCGAGGACCTGTCCTATGATACGGCACGCCGATGCTTCCGGCTTTTCCCGAGGTTTCCCGAGGGACTGGACCCGACCGATTGGGTCATCCAGTGTACCTACAAGAAGAATCCGACGAAGATTACTGGAGCGACTATCAATTCAGTAATTCCGTTCGATGACCACTATTTCCAGACACTGGTGGATGTAGGCCACTATTGTTTGGCCAAAACAGATCCGCGCCGTATCCGTGAGTATGAAGCTCTACGGGGACAAGCTGAGTATTCGCTGGAACGGAAAGCGATTGAAGAGGGCATTAACCTGGGAGACCAGCCGATTGCACCGCAGTTTCCTATGGATATGTTTAGGGGAGGATGGTACCGCTAATGGCTACAAATGCATTTCGACTCTCAAGAACGGCGACTCCAACGCCTCGTGTCAATTACGGTCCCAACGAACCCGTTTCTACCACCGGACGAACGGCAACCTCCGATTTCCCGCGTGTAGGTGCTCCCTCTACCTTCGAGGAAACCTTCGGAGGGCGCACCTCGCAGCCCTATGCCCCCACCTCCAGCTTCGGAGCTACCTCGCGTACCTCTGGCTATGGAGTGGGCAATACACCGTCTGCAACGCCGCAAGCTCCGCCTACGGCTCCGGCGAATCCGATGTTTTCCGTGCCTACGGCAGCGCCTACGCAGGCCCCTTCCGGGGGCGGAGCCTCCGCTCCGAATCCGTATGCACCGGCCTCCAACTTTATGTCTCCATACTTTGTCGAGAGTATGGGGCAGAATGTTCAGACGCCGAACTTCGGTGGACCTGTTCTGAACCCCGACGGCAGTGTGTCTACGGGCACCCCTGACAGTTGGGGCGCTTTCGGCTTCAACCCGTTTGCCAACTGGAGCGGTATCAATTCTGATACAGGCCAAGCCTGGAATGTGGGCGACCGCTTCCTCAATGACCAGGGAGCGCGGAAGCTGATGGAGCTTCTCGGGCTGAACGCGCCCATCATGAACGAAAGCGGCGACATTCGCGGCTGGTCTCAGAAAATGGGCAATGTCTTTGGCCCCGGCTCGGGTAACGTAAGTGGCCCTGGCGGGGTGGGTATGTATCGCTACGCGGACCCGCTGACGGGCCAGTTGGTGGATCTAAGTGCGTATGCACCCTACTTCATTTCTGGCCAAGATGATATTGGAAAGTTTCTCTTCGAAAACCGAAACAACCCGATGGTGAATACGGGCCTTCAGTCTGTTATTCCTCAACAGTTCACCAACGTATCGGATCTGCAAGCGGCTCTCCAGAGCGCGGCCTCTTCCCCTGCGGCGCAAGGCATCTTTCCGGCCACTCCTGCCACGCCCACGACACCCGGCACGGGCGGTACTGGCAGTGGGAGCGGAACGGGTAACAGTTCTGCGGGCAATCGCTCGGCGATTGATTCTTTCATTCAGTTGCTCCAAGGTATCTACCAGGGAAGTAACCCGTTCACGGTCCAGAACTTCAATACGACGGGTAATCTCGGCACGCCGGGAGCGCCCTTCGGGCAGGATTATCTGGATGGGCTGAGGGTGTTGAGCAACTTCTCCAATCTGGGGGATCAGATTACCAGTTTGCTTACGCCGAAGGATTTGTTCGACGTATCCCCCACGGGGATGTACGCCAACTTCGGACCAGCGGCGTACCTGCAACGAGCACTTTATCCTGAATTCTATATGTAGGGGGATTAATGGCGCAAGAGAACCAGCTTGACGGCGTATCTATTCCCCTACGACTTCCGTTCGACGCGATCCTTTCGGAACTTGATCCGTCTCCGCGTATTGTCTCTGGTTTGAATAACCAAGTCACTACGGGAGGTTTCCTCAAGAAGCGTGGGGCAATGTCGCAGGTATCTGCCGCCAGCACCATCGGAACGAATAAGCGGATCGACCGTCTCTACTGCTATACGACCATGGGTGCGTCCCCCAAGTCGTTTGTGATGGCGTCTGTCTACGATACCTCGGGAGGCACCTGGAGCGTCTACTACACACGCCCCTCCGCGCCTACGGCATGGACGCAGATCACTTCGTATCGAGACATTAATGCTTCCACGCGCCCTCACGAAATGTGCGAGTCTCGCGGACTTCTCTACATCAAGGGGTATCCCGCCAGCGGCTCTAGTGAGAAGCTCGGCACTGTTGTCTTCAACGGTGACGACCTGACGGTCAAACCGTGGGGCGCTCTTGGGCCGTCTACAGCGGCTCGGATGACGAACCAGTACAAGACCAGCGATGCCCTCTACAGCGCGTGGACCTCCTCTGCGCACCCCTTCTCGGTCTCGCAAGGCTGGCAGTACACCTACGCCTACAAGAGCCTTACGGGCCACATTACAAACCGTTCGCCGCTCGAAACCAACTATGATTTCCCGGCCAGCAACACGGGCGCTTTCAGCAATCTTTTGCCGAAATTGACGTACGTTGTTCCTGCGGACCCTACCAATTTTCCTACAGTTGTAGTATTTCGCACTACGGATGGCGGCGGAACTTGGTATGAACTAGACACCATCAATGTGTCGGCAATGACACCGAGTTCGTCCCAGACCTACACCGACAATAGCTTTGTGAGCGGCTTAACGGGGGGGACAGTCACAACCACACTAAATGGTGGTATTAATTCAAGTGTACTTTCATTAGTGGTGGCTTCTGCCACCAACTTTCCTGGGTACGGTGACTTTGCCATTCTCATCGATAGTGAGTATATCAAAGTGACTGCCGTCAGCGGAACTACATTCACCATTGAGCGCGGCTTTGCCGGAACGACCGCTGCTTCGCATTTGAATGGTGCAACTATTACCTATTATGGACTGGACCCAGTACCGGATTCCCAGTTAGACAAGGCCAGCGTAGCTCCTACCCTTACCTCTAATTCGCCGCCTCCTACGGTCCTAGCGGAAGACGGCGGGATCGTCGGAACCACTACGCCTCAGCCCTCTACGCCTATTGTCAAATTTGCGGGCCGTCTGTGGTACGGAATTGGCAATGTGCTTTTTTACAGTGCCCTCGAAGAGTTGGACCAAGGGAAGCCTGAAGAGGCTTGGCCCTCGGGAACACTCGGGAACTTCTTCCGACTCCAGGAGCCGCTCGTCGGAATGGTGTCTACGGCGGAATCCCTCTACATCTTCACGACAAGACGTACCTACTGGCTGAAGGGCTTCGACAAGCCCTCCTTTTCCATTCAACCGCTCTTTACAGACGTAGGGGCCAAGGATGGCTGGGGCATGTGTGCCAAAGGAGATGTGGTCTACTGGGTATCCAACAACAACCGCATCTTTCGCGCCCGCGACAACCAGAAGGAGCCTATCGGCGACCCACTAGGGTCGGAACTGGCTACGCGCCTAGCGCCTTCGAATGGCGTCTCGAACCTACGCCTCTATCTCACTTCCTACCAAGTAGATCAGCTTGACTGGGTTGTGTTGCAAGCTACGAATGTTGCGGATAGTTCACTAACGCGCACATTTGTATTCGATTTGCAACAGGAAGGTATCTTCTGGTATACACCTTGGGATTTGCCCGTGTCTTGCGTAGCAAGCGGTCAGATTTACGAGACAGATACAAAGGACTATCTGATCGGTAGCGGTTGGAATAGAAGCACAAATACTGTTTCGCTCAACTACTACCAGGATGACGGAACACAGGACTATGTGCCTTCTGCCGTGCAGAACTATACCTATTCCTACAAAACGAACCTGTTCGGCATCCCCTCGGGGAATAACGTCAACACATACAAGAAGCCGACCTTTGTGCCGTGCATCTATGCGGTTGTGTTCGAGCGCAAGAAGTTCACGAGTGACACGGAACCGACGCTCACCTTCTTCATTGATAGCGCCACTACTTCGGTGGCTTCCGGTACGGCGTATCCGCCGCCACGCAGAGCGCAGAGCACCGACTACCTCGCCTATAAGTATTGTGACAACATCTACAAGGTGGGCGAACGAATCGGTATCAACGTAGCCAAGTCGGCAGTCAACGAGAAGTTCGAATGTCACGGCATGAGAATCATTTGGGAGTACACTGGTGGCATTGGATACTAGTCCTACGCTGGTAACGCAGAACGAGTTGAAGCGCGTGGCTGATGCCATGCGCTCTCTCGTCGGCTCGGCGTCCGCAGGCCAGGGCAGCGCCTTTGCTCCGAAGTTGGTCGGAAGCACCCAGGTTCCGACCGTTCAATCCCTCCGTGTGACGCCGCTGTCTGACTCCTTCCTAGGAAGCGAGTTCCTGCTCACCTGGGAGGACTTGCCGCGCTTCCTGAACGTAGACAGGTACAACGTATATGCCAAGCGTGCAAACGACCTAGAGGAGCCTAAGATCGTCGCCTCCGTAGGTAAGGCCCCGTGCCGTATCCGCGTCGGAGGTGACTCGACTTCGCCGGTTACATTTTGGGTCCAGACCCAACTGAAGAACGGTTTTGCTTCTCCTCGCGAACTAAGCTCTACCGTGACCGGCGTTTCCACGCAGTCTCAGATTGAAGACGACGATATCTCTTCTGTGTCGATTGGTAAGCTACTTGCAGGGACCGCCACCTTTACGGGGACAGCTACCTTCCAGAACGGAAGCTATTTGCTTGAGATCGCTTCCACGGGTATCCGTATGTCCGACGGCACCCGCAATGTGAATATTACGGGAAGTGCCATCACCATCGGAGACGGTACCGCAAGTGTTACCATCAACTCTTCGGGAAACGTCGTCCTCTCGCGCAGCGGACGCACCGTTACATTGTCCTCAACCGCACTTACTTTGTCTGACGGAACCGGCAGCGTTACCATCAATTCTTCGGGTCATGTAGTCCTTCAGAACGGAAGCTATACTTCGACCCTTACGGGGTCTAGCCTTACAATGGGCAATGGCACCCAAGCGGTGTCTATCTCCGGCACTGCTATCTCCATGGCGTATACAGCAGGCCGTTATATCCAGTTTGATGCTACGCAGATCACACTTACAGACGGCACTGGCTCTCTGTCCATGACAGGTAGTTTGGCGCGGTTCTCGCGCGGCAGCTATCGACTGGATTTAGCCGCTACCTACGTTGAAATCTCGGACGGCACCAACTACAACCGAATTACTTCCACCCAGCAACTTATTAATGGCGGGCAAATCATCATTAATGGTACGTCGGGAACTGAGCCGGTTATCATTCGCCTGAGCGGTAATACCAAATTTCGCGTGAACTCGGGCGGCGACATGCAGTTCTCGGACGATGTACAATTCGGCCCCACAGATATCATTGAACACGGAGATGGGTCTTTCTCCCGAGTGTGGCAGTCTCGAAGTTCAGGCTTTGATTGTTTCGTAGACTTCGAAGTAGTCAACTCGGGAACAGCTTACCGTCATAATGGAAACGCGGGTATTACGGGGACAAGAACTGCGCTGGACAGCGGAAGTGTAAGCCGCACGGTAACTATTAGTGGCGGCATCATTACGGGGTGGACAACCTAATGTCAGCTTGCAAAGATTGCGCCAATTTCTCGGGCTTGGGGAGCTTCGCCGATGGAGCGGTGCCTAAGATCGACACATCCGAAAGGGCCGAATGGTACGCGCCTCTCAAGTGCCGCGCCAGTGTCCAACTGATCCAACTGTGGGACCCCGTGAATGGTATCATGAAGGAATGGAAAGGATACGCCAATGTCGGAGACATTAACAACGACCCCCAGCGAGACTGCCCCCTCTTCGAGCGAAGAAGTGCAGGAATCTCCCTCCAGGATAGTGCTCTCATCGCGCCACCAGCAAAACTTGAAGGAATTAGATGAGTTGACGGCCAGAGCCGCAGAAGAAGCGATCCGCCCCTTCCTGGAGCGCCGCAACGGCTATCTGGCGGCTGTCATGACCGCACTCGAACTGACGGGCAACTGGGACTACGACGCACAGACCTTTACGTTCACACGTAAGTAAAAAGCACCTACAAAACGCACAAAGGGCGGCACAATGGCCGCCTCTCTGTGTTTTGGTGGTCTACAACCAGTGTAGCATAGACGCGAGCTATTCTTCGACGTAAGTACCTTTCCACCCATAGAAGGTTACTTCTGAGCCGGGAGCCGGAATCGGAAATTTTGGATGTGTCGGAGATCCAAGGTAATCGGCCACGGCATCATACGGGATACGAATGTATCCCCGCTTGCGCGTGCCGACGATGGCTCGACGCGGTGAGCCGAGCAAACTGACACTTGTCAGGACAGTAAGATCTGCGGTGCTTACAAACACAGAGTCAGCATTTACGCATTGCATTTCCGGCTCAATGAACTGGTTCTCCTTGAGTTTCCCCTCCGCCCGCAGCTTCGCTTCCAGCGCCGCCGCGTCGGTGATGTCCTCGCCGTACACCTGCTGCCAGTCGTTGAGCTTGTAGGCGTGAATGATTTTGAAGTTGATGCCATATTCGCCCGTGAAGTCTTGAGACAAAGTCGGTCGCCTGCCTGCGTAATGGATCACAGCAAAGGGCCGTCCCGCAGCAACGTCCCCAAACTTCGGCTTCCCATACTTCTCCGGGCAGGGGCAGTGCTTCGCCCACACGCTCTCGGGCGTAGCGCCTTCGCCGTACTTTTCCTCGATCTCGGTCAACGCCGGGGCGAGGATGAGGACAGGGGCATCACAGGGGTAATCGTCGGAAGCGGCAATCACCCGAGGTGCCCACCTCCCTAGCCAATTCTCCCCTTTCTTGGGGGGCCGAAACGCAATTGCCCGAAAGCCGGTTGGGATCGGTGGGTTGGGGGTTCCGTACTTCTGCTCAACCGTGATCGTTTCCTCAACTTGCACTTTCCAAGGTTCAAACATGAAATCCTCCTCTGGCGCACAGCGCCGATTGACTTACACAGACAGGATAACACGGGTCCACCCGGACTGCAATGGTAAAATAGTAGTAGGATGGCTGAATACCAAGCTCCGACTTTAGATAAAATTCTAGGTGGTGTGGGCACTGGCGTCGGGCTTGGGACGATGGCCACAACCGCTATGGGGAGTGCTGCGGCCTCCGGGCTGATGGGCGCAACGATGGCGGGGTTGCTTAGCAACCCGTTTACGGCGGTGGGAGCAGCCCTGCTGCCACTGGCAGCGAAGATGTTTGGTCCGGGGTCCGATGGACCGAAGATGGTGGGGGCAACCAACTTGGTTGAACCCTACGACAAGCTGCTTACGCAAAGGCGTGATGACTTCCTGAAGAATAGTGCGAATGCTACGCCGGAACAGAAATTACGGTTTGCGGCGGAACAAGAAGCTATTATTCAGGATATGTTCTCGAAATTCGAGAAATATAAGGATCAGTTAGGGGATATCGGGGCGCGTAGTATTGCTGAACGGCAGGCGGGCGGCAAGCATGACTTCTACAAATACTATGTGACTCCTATTACTGGTGGCGGGCGAGCCGCAGATTTCGCGCAGGCGAACGGGTTGCAGATGCCGCAAATCAGCGGCGTAGGCACCCCCGGAGGGGGAGGTCTCAACCTCACCCAGCGAGTAATGGGTGCTCCCGGAGGGAGCGCGGGTACGGGAATAGGCGGTGCCGCAGGCACCCCGATTTTGAATTTGGGAGGCGGCTCTGCCGCTAATTGGGCTTTACCAGCAGCGGCGGGAGGTGCGACGATGTTCAGCGGTATTGGTTCGTGGCTCGGAAATCTTTTCGGAAACCAGGGTTTCCAGCAAGCAATGGGCGCTCTTGCGCCCGCAATTACCGGCATTCTCGGCGGTCTGGGTCAGCGGTCTTCTAACGATTCGGCTAACGAGACTCTCCAGGGCGCAATCGCAGACCTCCTCGGACGCGGCGATGAGTTTGCCAATTTGTCCGCAGAACAACAGGCACAGGTGGTCCAAGCTGTTCAGCAGATGCTCGGAGCGGGCGGGGCCACCCCGCAGTTCTCCGCTTTGCAGAGTGATATCGCTCGCACTGGCAGTTCGATGCCCGCGCTGTTCGGCCAGAACCTTGCGGACCCGCAGGCTATCAACATGCTGCTTCAGAGCATCGCTGATCCTCGGGCGCAAAGCGCCATGACACAGGGGGCTAACATGGTCGCCTCTGGCGGAATGACTCCTGAACTGGCTCAGTTGTTCCAGACAGCACAGGCGCTCCAGACGGGCAGTTCTGGCCAACAGATGCAGCTTCAATCGTTGGCAAACGAACTAACCCAAAACGGCGGTACTACGCCCTTCCTCCAAACGCTTATGGGCGCGGGGGCTAGTGCCCTCGGCACTAGAGGGATGACGCCGGAGATCCAGCAGGCACTCGGCCCGTTTATGTCGCTCTTGCAGAGCGGCGGTAAGAATGCCGAAAATACCGCGCTGTTTGGGCGCGGCATGGACCTCTTCAACCGGGAAGCCTTGCTTCCTATGTCGAAGGTTATTGGCATCGCTGGTGACCAAGCGGGTAGAGCCGTCCTCGATCAGTATGAGCAGGTACGGCGCGAAGCGCAGCAGCGTGGCGGTGGCCCTGGAGCCGTGGTTGGCTCGGGGAGTGCCAACGATGCGCGGGCCGAGTTTGGAGACCGGGCAGCAGCAGCTATTGCGAAGGCACAGCAAGACGCAATGATGGGCCAGCAGGGGCTGCAACTGCAACAGCAGGCGACTGGTGCCGGAGCCGCAGGCCAAGGGGCTTCACTGATGGCGCAGCTTCTCGGAATGGGCCAGAGCGGCGTATCCAACCTTCTGAGCACAGCCGCAGGGCGCGAAGGCACTCTGGGCCAGTTGGGAGCCGCAGGTCAGCAGCAGGCCAATGCCCGGACGGGCATGGGTGGAGATTTCCTCAACACCATCATGCAAATTGCCCTGGGCGGCGGACAGTTGGGAGCCTCTGCTGCGGGACAGCAGACGGGGCGCATTAACGCTGGTGGTAACATTGTGCAAGGCATGGGCCAATTGCAGCAGAGCGGCCTCGATTCGATTGTGAAGAATCTGCTGCAAGGTTCGCAGTTGGGGATCCAGCAGGGAACAGCTTTGGGCAATTTGCTCAATACAAACCAGGAGCTTCTGTCTCGGAACGAGATTGGACGGATGTCCAATATCAATTCGCTGCTTTCGTTGCTAACACAAATGAGCGGGCAGAATTTGAGTACAGCGAGTGGGCTGTATCAGGGTTCGACAGGACTACAAACACCGCTGGCAACTGGACAGCGAAACTCGCCTATTAGTGATGCGCTAACGGCTCTTGGACCTGGACTAGCTCAGTGGTTCGGTAATCGGATGTCTATTCCTACTGCGAGTACGCCGGGAATTGTACCCACTCCCAATGCAACGGTAGCGCCCTATGTGACATCACTACCTAAACTTCCGGGATTTAATCCGACTTCGTAGGAGCTAATATGGCGTTCAACTTTACACAACTCGCGGAAATGATGAACCCTCAAGCTCCTCAACCTGCGCCTATGGCACAGCAGGCGGCAGCACAGCAGGCAGCGGCGGAATTGGAGTTCCAGCAAATGCTGGCAAAGATCCGCGAACACCAAGAGGCTCAGCGCCAAGCTCAGTTGGCCGAAACTAGCCAGCAGTTTGATCCTATTATCGAACGGATGCGTGGTAACGTTGAAACGGCTACGCAGCCGGTTCCGCAGGGAAGCCGTCTCGGCGACTTGGGCGAGATCATTGCGAATGCTTTCTATACTGCTAGGTTCAACGAACGGCTGAAGACACCCTACGAGCGCCGACAGGCGGAAGCCGGAACCCGCCAGCAGCAAGAGATGAACGCGCTAGCGCAAATGCGGCTGATGATGGAGGGCAAGTCCAAGGCAGAGGATCGAATTTCCCAGTCGTTTGATGACCGCACAAAAGCGGAGATGGACGCAGCCGCTAAGCTGTGGAAAGCTCGTCAAGACATGGAGAAAGCTGCTCGTGCTGCACAGCAGCGGGACCGAGGTTTGGATATTTCTCAAGCGAGATTAGAAGATACTCAGAAGCGCACTGGTATTATGGAAGGTCGTGCTGAGGATGATATTGGCAATCAAGCTGATGTTCTCGTCCAACAGAAGTATCCTCGTTTGAAAAAGGGATCTGCTGAGTATGTGGCTCGTCATGCGGAGGAGTTTGATGCTATTCGCAGAAATCGCCAAGGCTCTAAAATCCTCTCGCAGCAAACATTCGATGCGGGCCTAAATCCCGTCATCGACATTATGCGAGTACCTCCGGTGCCTATCTCCGTCACACCAACACAACAGCCGAAGGCCGCAGCCGCTCCTACGAAACAATTAGGCGGGCAGGCTCGACCCTCGATCCCAGCACCGGCTCCCCCGGCTAATGCGTCTCCGAGACCTCTAGTGTCTGAACGCACGCTACTGTCGGCTTCGGAATTACCCAACACAAATAACAAAAGCTGGTGGGTTCGTAGAAACATTACCGACGGAGCGCCAAAAGTCTGGTTCAATTCAGGAAGACGCCACAAAGCACAGTCGCTTAAAGTAGTGCAAGACCACCAAGCGTTGCTCGATCTCAACAACTCTATGTTGTCGGCGGTCGGGCGTATTGTGGAAAAGGGAGGAGCCGAATATTTCTCACCGGCCCACCCTCGAAATATTATGGGACTTCTAGCGGCTCCTGTAACTGAACCTGGAGTGGCCGAGGATCTCTACGACCGGGGCTGGAGTATTCTGAAATCGGTCATGTCTCCAAAAGCAGGAGGCGAGAATTCACTGCCTCCTCAAGTTCGAGATTTGGTGATGGACTTGCGGGAGAATCTCAACAAAGCCATCAAACTACAGACTGGCGCTGCTGGTTCGTTTCAGGAATACAAACGTATCAGTTTGACGCAACCTGCGGAAAGCGATAGCTTGCACGAGTTAGCTCGAAAGTTCGTAAAGAATCAAATAGCAGTTTCTTTGAATCTCGGCTTGCTGGATGTATACACTACAGGCAAGGGTCAGTTGTCCGACAAGCAACTAGAATCGTTCCGCCAATACCATGCCGTTATTGCGGAGAAGATGAGCCAATCATTGGTTAATGGCAACCTTTCTGGGGCTGAATTGGAGGAGGCGTTTAAGCCCGAAACCTTAATCGAAGGGGCACTTCTCTACAGTCAAGCCAAAGAACGGGGGCCTGAGTTCGCCGATCAAGTTCTGGCGGATATGGTTCGCGGCATTGAAGCCATTCAGAAGAAGAAGTCTAATGTCATCGATAGGATGAAAAAAGCCAACACATCTGAAGGTGAGTTCGCGGAGTTCAACAACTAGGAGTAATCTATGCCCATCATTGGCGGCGGTATTGTTTCGGAGCAAAAAGCGCAAGAGCGTGAAGAGAAATTTCGCCGGTTTCAGCAACAACTGAAACTATACAAGACCATGCCGCCCGAAGCCCGCAAGGAATTCCTCGTCAAAAAGATGGGAATGTCGGAATTGGCCGAGGTTTCTCCCGAAGAGGCGGCTTTGAAATTCGACGAGATTTACGCCAAGAAAGCGGACGCTCCAGGACCGGATCTTACTGCTAATCCTATGTGGATGATTTCTGGAACTGACCCAGTTAGCCCCGGAACTGCCGCAACCCGCCTAGGTCTAGGCACAGCGGGAGCCGCTGCTACTGCTTTTTTGCCAGGTCCCTTTAAGGGGGCTGGGATGTCTCTGCTAGCTTCGGCCCCTTTTACTTCTCCAGATTCCGCACCGGCTGATGTAGCAAGTGCTGCCGTCAATGCTATCCCAGCGGGACGCGGCGGCTTTATTATGCAAACCCTCAAAAATATGTTTCTGGGCGGGGCCGAGGGAGTTGCCCGTAAAGCCTTTGGGGATGAACAGGCCAGTCCTGCCCTTCAAGCGGGACTAGGTGCTGCGTCAGGGCTAGCCCAAGGTACTGTGCCGTGGATGGCTCGCGCCATTCCGGGCAAGGGACGAGAGATGGCCGAAGATATACTCTTCCAGTCACGCTCCAAACTTAAGCCTGCTGGAGAAAAAGCTATTCCCCAAAAAGAAGCTGTGCGTATGCTTACTCAACGACCCGAGTACATGGCACAGGTAGACCAAGCCCTAGGCCAACCGGGCCTCGCCGCTTCCACAGCAGCCCCGGCTAGCCTTGTTCCCGAAGACGTTCTCAAGTATATGCGAAGTTTGGAGGAAACCGCTAAGGGTAGCGTGCAAGTCGCGCCTTTGCCGAAGCGGCCCACTATCAAACCCTTCAAGGAAACACCGACCTATAATAGAGGCGTTAGTCCTCTGGCCAAAGGTACCGAAGACGAGGTAGTTGAAGAATTTATTGGAGGTGGGCGTATCACACTAGAGCCTGGAACTGCTTCAGTATCTCGTCAGTCCCTTGGAGTCGGCTTTAATCCCGACCTCATGTACACTAGACTTCTGGGGCAAATTACCCAGAATAAGAAATATGCAGTTGAAGCGCAGGCAGCTTTGCAAGCCTTGGATTACATGAACGACGCAGTATTTGGTGATGCTAAAGGGGCAGACGCTGTATTGGAAGTAGCCAATAAGCACAAGCTCTTTAGCAATGTGAAAAATTTCCCCTCCCGTGCTTCTATCGATGCCGCTGCGGAAGATTTGGCCGAAGCCTCCAATTTTGACAAGACTTCAGCCGTTGCCGTACTTGAACACGCTGTTAAGTACGGACGCGGCGAAGGCACGCTCAAAAAGCTGGTGGATAAGGTCGGCAAGGAAACCGACCAAGGTATCCGCGCTCTTATTGACGAGACTAAAATGCCGGGGGAGACAGTCGAAACTGTTATTCCGGGGCAAGCACCTAAGTTCGACCTTGCGGATAATACCGCGTATGAAATGCGCGTAGCACCTATGCGGCAGCAGGCTGCTCAGCGCACGGAAGAAGCTAATGCCAAAATCGCGGCAGAGAATGCTTTCAAACAAGAGCAAGCGCAGGTGGCCAACGCGCGAAACATTGCGCAATTCAAGCAGAAGCTAGAAAAGTTTGACGCAATTCGCCAAACTCGTGAGAGCTTGGGGTTGCCGGGGATTCTCCCAAAAGGAGATGAACTGGCAAAGCCGATCACCTCGGGAGGAGATTCTCAGGATATTGTTCATTCTCTAGGGAAACTGTTTGAGACGGTGGAGAAAGAAATTCCCAAAGATCTTCCCCGTACTCGTCAGTTGATGATTCAACAGATGTTGGCAAAGGTTCGAGACGCCAAACTTACTAAGGATATGGTCAAGCGTCTCAAGCCCCCGGACGGCATTGGGGTACTCCCCGACGACCAGATTGATCCTAAGACCGCAGGGCTTTCTTGGGAATACCTAAAGACGCTGACAGGCGAAACCGAAGTTCCTGACAGCCAAGCCACGGCAGCTTTGGGCTTGTCTGCCGTGCTTCGGGACGAACAACTTCTCAACGCAATTGCCCAGGGAGACCGAGAGACTGTCTGGCTTAGTACCAAACTGTCGATTATCGGCGTTCGTTTCCGCGAATTGCTCAAAGCCGATCCTTCGGGAGCCGTCGAACGTTACATGAAAGCCACTCCCGAGCAAATCAAAGCCATGGGCACTCGCCTTAACACAACACTGCCCATGCTTCGTTCCGGGATGCGTGTAGGTGTGGGGGAAATATCTCGAAGTACAGAAGGCGAAGGCCAACGTCAAACCATTCTGGACACAGTTGCCAAGAAGTTCAAGGGTGCGAAAAATCGGCAGAAGATTGTAGATCGGTTGCCTTAATTGTGGTATGCTTGTTGTAGACACCAACCCCACGAGAGGACAGACGCCGACGCCCGTTGGCTCTGTCCTTTTGTGTTTTCTGTGCGTTTTCGATTTGGGAATAGCGAATGAGACGAGTGCCTAGAAACCCCTACGTGAAGGCCGTCAAAAATAGAAGTGGCGCGGGTCCCCACAAGTTCAACCGCAAAGCGGCCCTTGCCGAAATCCGCGCCAAAGAAGCCTCCAAAGAAGCCGAACGCTGGAGGCGCTAGAGCGCTTCGCGCTCTTCGACTTTTCCTGCCAAAAGTCCCGTTTTACCTTTGCGGAGACCGCCGAGAACCACCCACTGGAGGCATCCGACTTCTGGATTGGGGACCACAGTATAAGTCGTCTTAGCAACCTCATCGAAATCGAAAACCAGGACGCGCTTTTTGCGCGGCTGCTTCGGACGCACGATATAGACGGGCTTGCCTCCGGCCTCGTAGTTCTGTGCGCCGTCTATCGTACCGTAGATCCAAAACTCTTCTGGGTCGATGAAGGCGCAGGTCTCCTTGTCTCGCAACTTGCGAAACTCAACCACTTCCCACTCGTTGCCGTCTCGACTAGCCATAGCGTCGTCAGACTTGCCCACTGCGTTCCGTGCATGATTGGAGGCTCGTGGACACTTCGCCAGCGCGTCTGCGCCGGTCTTGATGCCTTTGCCGTAGGTGCGCTCGCTCTCGTTGAGGTCTTCTACCACAATCAAGCGCGGGCCGTAAGGTCCCTTGTCGCCCTTCTCCTTCGTGGCAATCTTGCCGTCGGGAGTCAGGTAAGTGTCCCCTAAAGAGGGGACGCGGAAGTTGGGTACACAGGGGGCCTTGCTATACCCCAAGGAACTCAGGTAGACTGCGATAGACACCCCCAAATCCTTTACCAATTCCGAATAGACCTCCCCAAACCAAACAGAAACACAGTTAGATGGTGTAAGCATCTCAAAACCCTCCTATGTGAGAATGACTTTCAGTTCTTTGGCGTCTACGAGTACTTCGCGTACCGTTTCGCCAAAGTGGATTGCGTTCACCGCGCCAAAGGCGGTGCTCTGCACCTTTACAGTGCGGAGTTGACATAATTCGCCGTCGTGGTAACGGAAGCGAGTTTGAGCGCCCAACTGGCGGCGGTCGATGTAGTAGATCGGCGCGTGGCTGGGCACTTCTTCAAGAGCTTTCAGAAGGTCGGCTTTCGTCATCACAAAACCAGTTTCGCACAGAAAAGCGAAAAATGCAAACGAAAAAGGCAGGCCACTTTCGCGGCACTGCCTCTTCCGGGGTTGGTCTACAACCAGTATAGCATAAAAAGCGAACGGCCCTCCGGGTACCAGTCGAAGGGCCGCTCACAAGCGAAATTCTCACAAATTGTATGGTCACCCTAACAACAGGTTATAGGGACTTCCTTTCCGGTCCTATCGGACCCTTTGAGATTAGTGCCTTAGCACACTCTCAGAATAACGCCGCAGGGGTTAAATGTCAAACGGAAAAGATTCGCAGAGGTCGTAAAGGGGAGCTTTGTAGGAGTTCTGGACGTAGAGGACGCGGGAGAGGTTGTAGGCGTTCACTTCGAGGTAGAAGTCTTCTGGGGATTCGCCCTGGCGGGTTTGGACGCGCATTTCGAGGTACCAGCTACAGTGAGAGGAGTGGTGCCGTTTGGAGGCGCTGACGAGCGTGTCCGGGTTGCCCACCCACTGGGAGGCCCCTCGGAAGTTGTGGATGTCGAGGGTGTCTGCGTTGCGGCTGGTTTCGTCGGTGCCCGGTTTGCGGAAGTGATGGGCGATGATGGCGGAAGCGCCTGGGTGCTTCAGGAGAGCTTCGTCTAGGTGCGCGTAGAACTGACGTACTACTTGGTTTGAAGAATCGTCGCCCTCTAACATGCGGCCCACGGGGTCGAGGATCACGATGTCCGGTTGTGCTTCGCCCATTAGCTGGAGGAGCAGTTTGTACCCTTCGTAGGTGTCCAGTTTGAATTCTGGTATTTTTGAGACGTAGGTGAAGCCCTCCAGTTGTTCGGGCGTTAGACCGCGCAAGAGGCGCTTCAAACGTTTCTGGAGGCCCCATTCGCCGAGTTCCTGTTCGAAGTAGAGGATGCGAGGCTTGGCCTCCGGGAGAAAGTCTGGATGGCCGTAGATGGGATTTCCAAGGGCGAAGTCCCGGATGTTTTCGAGGATGCAGAAGGACTTGCCCACTTTAGCGCCAGCGCCTAAGAGGAGCGTGCCGCCTTTGGGGAGGTACGACGGACCAGCCCACGTTGCGTTTGTGGGTAGGTCCGCCGCTACGAGTTGTGCAAGCGACTTGACTTGCGGGGGCATTTAGCTGTTGACCTTCCCTTCCACGGAAGGAAACTTCTCCAAGATGCGAGCGAATAGGGAGGGTGGCGGGGGCGCAAAGGTGGTAGCGGTCGGAACCGAAGGTTCTTCGATGTCCGCAGCCGTAGGCTGGTCGTGTTCGATGTATTCGTCCAGGATACCGAAGTCTTCGGGGAGTGGGTAGTTGCCGAAGATGCCAGCTTCTGCGAGTTCCCCCAGGTGGCCGCGCAAGTAGAGGAAATAGACGAGTATGTTTAGGTTGGCAGCACAATGGCCAATATGTTCGGCTGCTTTTTCTGGCTCTTCGATGAGGCCGTAGAGGTGTTCAAGCGCGTGGGTATAGCAGCTTTTGATGAACTCCGGGCCACCGGAACGGTAGTTGTACTCGCCCTTAGATTTACGACCCTCGGTCATCGCTTCGGCAACAAGCCGATTGAATTGAGGGTTGACCAGATGATAGTCAGGCTTAGCCTCAGAACGAGCGGCTCCGCCTTCGTATGAAACGGACATGGTGTCTCCTTCTGTAGCCCTCCGGGCTACGGTGTGTAGATTTTGCCGTTGAGCGCGAAGCGTTCGGCGTGCATGATTACAGGGTAAATGCTGAAGGTGCCGTCGGTCAATAGGTAGCCGTAGGCAAAGCCGTGGGACCACTCATTGTTTTGGCGTTTTGAGTAGTGGGGGTTCAGATCACAAAGACCGGGGATGCTCCATCCGATGAGTGTTTCGTTTTTGTCGAGGGGCTTTTTGCGCGAATGCGCTTGGAAGGTGTGACGGTGACCATATACGATGTTGCGCATATAGTCGCGGGTTGCGGCGGCTGCGTGGTATTGGCCGTTGGCGATAGTGTCGCCGTGGCCGAAGAAGAGCTTGCCGAGTTGGTGGAAGTACCCTTGTTCAACTATCTTGAAGGATTGTGCAGATAGCTGAAGCAGCCCATCCAAAGATAGGATGTCATCCAGACAGGGGTACTTGTCGAGGAACTGCTGAAGCCAGTTTTCGTGGTTGCCGATAATGAATACACGCTCGGCAGCGATAGCCGCCATGGGTGCGATGACTTGCTCTTGTGCTTTGTTCAAATCGTCGCGCAGCGACGTGCGAGACACCTCAGCGGCGCGGTCTTTGTTCCAGTGGGAAATGGGTGCCCAATCAAGGAGGTCGCCGCCATGAATCCAGACATCGGGGCGGAAGTCTTCGGCGAAGTTGCGGACGCAGCGGATAGCCCGTTCGTTGTGGGTCTTTTTGTTGATGTATTTGCCCGCTTTGTGTTCGACCCAGGTGCCGATGTGAGTGTCTGTCCAGAAGAGGAAGCGTTTGGCGATTTCGACGTGTTTAGGCATTGAACTCAACCCTCGCTTGGTAGAGACGGTTGGCGGTTGCTAAGCAAATCCAGGCGGCTTCGGCGAGAGTTAAGTGTTCTTGTTCGGTGAATTGGTGGAAGCTGTCGAGTAGAGCTTCGACGGCGGGCAAGTATTTCGTTTCGAGTTTAGAAGGATCTATGTCTTGAGAATCCTCCCGGAGCATTACGAGAGAAGCCGTGCGAAGCGCATTGGCTACGTCTTTGGCTGTGGTGCGCTCTTCAACCTTTGGTTTTCTCGCCAAACAGCTATCCTCCTACAATTATTGTAACAGTTTCAAGAGGTTGGCGTCAAGAGTTAAATTAGTTCCATGGTGCCCCAGTTAGGGCCGCGCTTTAGTTCGGATGCGCAATAGAAGTCGGGGTAAATGTCCGTTTCGGTTGTCATGAGGTTCATGAACTCCCGGCATTCGTCTAGCGTCCAGACGAGGGGAACTTCAAAGATAAGCTCGTCGTGGATTTGCATTAGAGGCACAGCACCATAGGTACTGTAGTATTTGCGCATAATACCTTGGCAGTGGTCGCCGCCGTAGCCTTGACCGATAGCTGCCGCAGCTTTCTTGAGGTTGTCGTTGGGGTCTTTGTAGAGATTGAGAAAGTAGCCATTTGCGCGGGTAATACGCTCAGTAGTTTCAACCTCTCTACCGATTTTCTGCTGCCAGTCTAAGACCTTCGGAAAGTGATGAAGGTAGCCAAGTTGAATCTCTACCGCTTGACGACGATGTTCGATAGTGTCATCGCCAAAGAGTAGGAAGGCCAGCTTCTTTCCACTGAGGCACATTTGGAGACCGCAGTATTGCCAGTCTTCAAAAATGTGCAGAGCGCCTTGATCGAGCAGTTGGCGGTTGAAACCAGTGCGTAGGTCGCCGGGGCGGTAGCCGTGATATCCAAGCAAATAGTTGGTGCCTAATACCACAATCTTCGAGATATCGCGAGGTTTGCAGTTTCGGTCTTTAGCGGGTCTTGCGAACAGTTCACCCACAGTATCAGTGATTAAGGTGTAGCCATCGTATTTTAATTCTTCGAGATACCCCGCCTCTTTCAAAACAATGCGAAGTTCGAGCTGGCTAAAATCCCCACGAAGTAGTACATAATCTTCTCTGGAAGGGACGACTACGCGGCGCACAGCCGACATGCCGCCTTTCTTAGGGACGTTCTGAAAGTTGGGCGAAGCACAACTGAGGCGACCCGTCGAGGTACTCGCGACGATGAAGCGCGGGTGGACTTTGTTGGCGCGGTCGAGATATTTTTCATCGACCCAAGACTTGATACCCTTGCCTGCCTGCTTCCAGTCGTACAAATTTTTGAGGTGCCGGAGAAGCTCGGGAGCCGATTCGTCTACGTCTTCGAGGCGGTAGCCGTATTCGTCAGCTACGCTGCGCAGCGTAGAAAGCACGTTGTCCTTAGAGGCGCTCTCCATTTCGATGCCGGAGGCGGAGAAGAAAGCAGTCACTTGCTTTGGCGAGCCGGGATTGAAGGGGAGGTCAGCAGCAGTACGGTCGCGCTTTTCTTTGATTTCGGCGGCAATCTCCGCCGCAGTCTCCATGTTGAGTTGGATGCCCCGGTCTTGCATCTTCTCGGCAATCTCGGCCATCTCCGCTTTGTGCCAATACGCCAGCTTGGAGGGGAACTGTTTTTCGTACTGGCGCTTCATTTCGTACCAAGCCACCAAGGGTGCCCAGCTATCGACGGCATTGTACCCCCAAACGTCGCATTTCGGGCAAGGCCCTGTACAGAACTTGCCTCGACACTCTTTGTAGTTGGGGATAAGCAAGTAGTGAGCGGAGCACGAAAACAGATCGAAAAGTCCGATAGATCCGCTTTCGCCAGTGGATTCACCACTTTCCGAGCGGTCTTCAGTTTTGGCGTAGTGCTGATGTAGGATGTAGAAGTAGAGAAGAGTATCCTCCCAGCGGTGGAGGTCTGTCTTGAAGCCGAGAACGGCTTCAGTCACAGGCTTGTCAGCGGACACTACTGCGTGGCCTACGAGCGGTAGTCCGCTGTCCCATATCTCTTCTACGAGCTTCTGCTCGTGCGGCAGCGATGCGGCGCTTCTCTTAGAGGCAATGCCTACGATAGTGGGCCGCAGGCCCGTAAACTCCAAGTCGTAGCCGAGAGCGCCTTCCTCTTGTGCTTCGCGCAGGGTGCGCGAAAAGCCCGCGTAATCGCGGTAGATGGGCGGAAAGAAGCCCTCCCCCAAAGGGGGACCGTCGTCGCCGAGAAGTGTAAGCTGCATTGGCCGCGAGCCGAGCAGGTTTGCGAACAGTTCGCCTTTTGCTTTTCTACTTGCCATAGTGCTCCGCGAAATAGGCAGCGATGGTGCTGATAATGACAACAGCGGCGAAGATGGCTGCTAGCGAAAGCAGGTCTTGCCAAAAGTGCCAATCGTAGTCTTCCGGTGGTTTGGGAATCATTTAAGCACCTCAAGAATTAAACAGTCTTTGCCGTAGTAGATGAGCGTGGGTTTGGGATCTTCTTCGTAATGAATATGGCCCAAGTGATCTTCTGGGGTGGCTTCGATGTATGGATGTATCCAGGCAAGGAAGCGTTCAATCTCTCGGTCGTAGTTCTTTAGATCGCAGCGAGTGGTGAGACAATACCCCGAGTCAATAGAGTTTCGCTTAAAATCCCGAACAAATCGAGGGACGAAATAGTAAGAACTGGAGTTTCCTATATGGTCCCAACGCTCGGTCACGAAGTATGGATGAAAAGGTAGCAGTTTAGGCTCCTGCCCTTCATCGAATAAATACTGAAGCACTGCCAGAACCTCCCCCGGCAAATCCTTCTTGAGGGTGCAGCAGAGATACAGTTCGGTGTACATTCCCATAGAAACCTCCTACGTCCTATGGACGCCAATGGAACTTAGTATCGATGTGGAGCTTCCAGGAGGACAAGCCCCCCTTGAGTTGCGGGTCGAGGAACTCCAGAACTTCTTTGCCGTAAGCGACTAAGGGGCGATAGCCCCGGTCAGCCAGTTGTTGAGCTTTGCTCGCCGCCAACTCGTTGATGCACTGCATCGGAGGGGAGCCGAAAGCTCCCTCCAGGTCGTAGGTGTAGACGACGGCGTTCGGCCTCCAAGCCCGCAGGGCTTGGTCGTACTGGCGGCATAGGGTGAGCGCGTGCTGTGCGTTCGTCTTTGGAAGCGTGCCCTTGGCACTGTGCGCAAAGTAGCAGCGAATGAGGTACGCTACTAAGATGTCGTCTTTGGCAAAGCCAAGTTTGTTATAGGTCCGTAGGACCGAGTACATAGAGTCGGCATCCCAAGGGTCGCCAGTGACGGCGCTTTCGCGCCCAGGGCGATACAACAGCACACCTACTTTAGGTGCCGAAGGCACCAAGTCAGCGCAGAAGCCTACCGTAGGTAGGTGATAGAGACGGCAACTTGAGCAAGTGTCCGGCTTGCGGTTCATTAGACCCAGACCACCTTTTCCAAATCTTCGGAATAGGCTGGGTGATGCAGAGGAATGAGATTTCCGTGTGCGCAGCGTTCGACCGACAGCACGGAATGTTCGTACTCAATCTCTCCGCCTTTGTCAGGAAATGGTACACATTCCACCACTACAGGCAAATCGCCGTGCAGTTCTCGCAGATGCTCTAACCGTTTGATGTATTGTGAAATTGTCATGTGAAGCTCCTTAGCGTAGTTCGAGATAGGGACCGTAGAAAGGTTTTTCATCCTCGGGCACAGGCCCATAGGTGTGAAGACGTTCTCGTAGGTTGCGTTGAACTACCAAAGCCTCCGAGACCTCCTCGAAACCATCTTCCTGCCATAAGATGACAGGAAGATCTCCGTGCTCAACAATCTGAGCAGCAATCTCCTGAATGAGTTCTGATGCTTTCATGTGAAGCTCCTCTAAGTCAGTATACCGCGATTTGCGAAGCAAATCAACAAAAAACAGGGGCGAGCCGAAGCCCGCCCCTTAGTTAGGAGGTTGCCTATTGCATGGCTTACTTAGAGGACTTCTCCCACGCGGTCGGGGGTGAAGGTCACTTCGGCGTCGTCTTCGTCCAACTTGTCGTAGGAGTTGATTTCGCCCGCCGCAAAACGAGTGGCCTGTTTCTCGGCGCGTTTCAGGAAGGACTCGAAGGTCTTCGTCATCTTGGCTTCGTCGCCGAAGGGAATGAAGGTGAAGTTCGCGATTTCGCGATACTGGCCGCGAACCTTGATCCATTCGCCGTCACCGTCGCGCTCGTTCTTGCGCTGCTGTGCGGTGATGTAGAGGAAGGGCAGGGGCCGCTTCGTTTCGTCTTCTTCACCCTGGGCGAACACGGAACGAAGAACCGCGACCAACTCTTCGGGAGTGTACTCGGCCATTTCGCCGAGGGCGGCAAGATAGTCGTCGGCGCGTTCAAACGAACCGGCTACGCCCATCAGAAGACCGGGGCGGTCCACCGAGCCGAGGTTGCGCTGGTATTCGTACTTGTCGCGCTTTTCGAGCGTGTTGCAGTTGAAGGTATTGGGGCACCACTCGGGCTGAATGGTGATGTATGTGTTGAAGTCGGGGGAACCGGCGAGGCCCTTGATCTTGACCTTTACGCCTAGAGCACCGTCGGTGCTGCGCACCTTCCCTACTTCAAATCCGGCGAGGACGCCCAGGTTGAACTGCTGCGGCATGGGCCGCGCTTGCAATGGTTTTGCCATGTGATGTTTCTCCTTAGTGGATCAATTTCGTCTGAGGCGGAGCCTCTTCAGAAGTACCCCGAACGGGGTACACGAACTGCGGCGAAGCCGAGAACGAAGTGCCCGGTAGGGCCAGCGGCGTGTGGTTGTCCACGAGCGCCTCTTCGTAGCCAGCTTGCTTTCGCATCTCGGGCAAAGCTGCCCTATATGAGTCTACCGCAAGTTGATAGTTTTTGTCAACAACTTCCTCGCCAAATTGTACGAGGAGAGATGCTCGAAGTGAAGAGACGATAGCGGACACCGCTGCTGGCGGATAAGGGCACAGCATGATGTTAACCGCTTCGTGCAACTTCAAAAGAATGAGTTCGACCTTTTGAGCTTCGCTCAAATCGCCAAAGTTTACTTGTTGATTTTCTTCCACAGGGCCTCCATGTCGGCTGGTTCAGTTGGCTGCAAGTCATTGCCACGCTGCTTGCTGACGCAATCAGGGGAGGCAATGACGTATTCGTAGGTGAGTTCTTTCTTTCCGATGGGATACTTGCGCACCGAGCGGAAAACGAAGTCGAAGTAGCCTGCAACTTGGTTGCGAGTAGCACCTACCAGTGCGGGGCGATAGACCGTATCGGCCTGTTTGACTTCGCGCCCCGGCTGCGGAGCCGCAGGCTCGTACTCCCAAGCGTTGACGTAGTAGTGCAGCGGCTTCGCCGCTGTCGCCTGCAAGTGCAGGAAGTCGTCCAGGACGCGCTTGGAAACACGTCCGATGGCGTCCCAGTCTTTCTCGCCAGCTACGAGACCCTCTTCGCGCATCTGGCCTCCAGCCTTGTCTACCTTGCCTGCGTAGTCCTTGGAAAGGACGTACTCGTCAATGTAGTTGGTCTGGAAGTTGGAGAGGCCGTCCCAGGCGAGGAGGTCGGGGTCGAAATCGGCCATCGTTTTGCCGTCGCCAAGCGCAAGCTCCGCGAACCCCTCCACAAAGGCTTTCACTTCCTGGTAAGTGGCGAGGTCGAAGAAAACGAGGTTATCGAGAAGCTCGGGCTTGCCCTCGGCAAGCAGGTCAGCACGGACGGTGCGAAGCCCATGGCCTCCGGCTTCCGTCGAGAGGACCGCTACCTTTAGGCCCGCTTTGAGAAAGCCCGTAAGGGCTTTCGTCTTTCCGGTGCCTGAGGCTCCGTACATGAAGATTTTCTGTTGCTGCGGTTCTTCGTCCGTCAGCTTGCGAGGCCGCAAGACGGGTGCGTCTTTCGGCTTGAAGTTGAGAAGACTCATAGAGTAAGTTCCTTTCCAGTGTTGAAGCCGGTGGCGATTTGCCAATCGCGAATCTGCATATAGGCGGCAGCGATAGCGGCGTGAGCCGCTTTGCCGACCTGAAGTGCCATCCCGTCTTCCTCGGTCCCCGTCAATTTTGAGAGGCGAAGCCTCTCCGGGCAAAGGGCGAATTTGTCGAGGGTTGAATGCGACAGGTGCTCTAATTTTAGCACACCAGCGGGGGTGCCAGTCGAAAGGCACCCTGTCATAAAGGGACAGTCGCGCCCAAAAGCGCCGCAGCCTGAGGGGCGGTATTCCGGCCAGCGTTCCGCGTCTCGGAGAGATTCCAATTGCGCGGCACTCTGCCGCAGGTAAAGAGGTACCTTACCTAGTTGGTAGTTCCAGTAAGAGGATGCCGACGTAAGAGCGACTTGGCGCGGTTTGCCGCTCCCGGCACGCGGAATGCCGCGATAGAGGAACTTGACATTCAGTTTGGGGAATCGTTGCTGGATGAAGTAGCTGTAGAGCCGCCACTGCCAGCTATCCACTATCTTAGACTCCCAGCGTTTGTCGGGATTCGTTGTGATCTTCCAGTCAACGATGATTACCTGGGAAGGGTTGTACGCGATCAGGTCGGCGACCCACTTGAACTTGTAGGGCCAGAAGTCGAGCGTTTCTTCGAACTCCTGTTCGACGCCTACGATGCGGAACCCGTCTGCGTCCGCCGAGGCGCATGCCTCTAAAGCACACATAGCAGAAGCTGCCGCGCTGTCGGTGTAATAGTCGGGAAGGTCGCAGTCGAGGATTGCTTGGTTGAGGGGGTCGGAGTTAAGGTCGTTAAGGCGAAACTTAGCCATTAAGCCTCCCCTTCTTCGAAGTGGTCATTGTGCGGAGATCCAAAGGATCTCGCTTGAACAAGAGTACGTCCTCCGGGCGCGAGGCTAAAGCCTCCACGTTCAAAGCGTTCCACTTCTGAGAGAGCGCAGCGTATGAGCGAGGTTTCCTCGGCGCTAGCCGTGCCGCTGTAACGATCCTCCCACCCTCGGGCCGCGAAGTGCTCGTCCAGCTTCTCCGCTAACGATTTGCGGTTGGGGTTTTGGTTGCGTTGGGCAACGTAGTAGCGTTTGCGTGTTGCATCAATCTGCATTTAAGTATTCTCCTTTCTTGACGCTATTTTAGCGCCTTGCCCTCGTTGTCCGTGATGCCATAGCCGTGGCACTTGTCGCACACCCGAAGCGGCTCTCCCAGTTTTGCAAGAATGCCGTCCAGAAACGCCTGCACCTTGGATTCAAGGTCGTCGGCATTCTGCCCAGTGATGGTTTCCGGCTGTGGGTGCCCTTGGCGGTATTGTGCGGTTCCGTAATTTACGATGTTACCCAAGGACAACTCACGAAGCGGCTCCCGCCACGACCTGACGCGCTTACTACGACCGCGCCCCTCTTCGCGTGTGAAGTTTTGCATCTCTTCATGAATGACGGGGATGGTCTTTTTGATTTCCAGAAAGGTAGTTGCGCTGCTTCCCGAAAAGATGCCGGAACTCAGCGAGCACCCCGCTGGAATGCGCGGGACCACATAATCCCAGATGACCTTGTAGAGATCATCACCGCCTAAGTAGCATGGGTACTTGTGCCAAGATACTGGGTTGTATTCCAAACCGAAAGGAAGCTGCATTTTAGTGCCTGCATACTTCGGGGTGCGCGGTTCGCAGTCGTCATCCACGAGGCGCAAGTCGTACTCAATAGGCACCCACGTTCCGGGGATTTTGGTTGAGTCCGTGTCGTAGAACTGCTGCATTCCTCCCGGCCATTCCTCATCGGGCCAACCGCCCCATCGGGCTGGGGCCACCTCGGCAGGCAACGTCGGAGACGGCACAAGTTCGGGCTTCAACACAAAGCGGTGAACGTCCTCGCGCGGTGGTTGCCATTTCGCAATTTCTTTGACTGGCCATTCAGCCTTGTACCAGTCCTTGCCATAGTTGCAGGATTTCGCTTCGGTACCGTTGACCGACCACGGCCCGCTGATGGTACGCGGGTACTCTCCCGACGAGATACCGCAAAAATACACCACGCCAGCTTTTTTCACTGCATTGAATGTTGTAGGATTCATCGCTATTCTTCCTCCTCCTCTTCAAAGGCTTCCGCCAGTTCACAAAGTCCCTTTAAGTTTAGCAGACCTGGCGGCTTCGCCGTAAGGGCGTAGAGTTCTTCCTTTACCATTCCATAAACCGCCAAAAGGTAGTCAGTTGTGATTTCCTCTTCCGCGAGTTGCTTTAGCAACAAAGTAGCTAGACGGAAGTTCTGTTCGGCTAGAGGCGCTAGCGCCAGCAGCTCTTTGGCTTCGAGCCAAGCAACTGAGCCGAAAACAGGGCGCGAACGCGCCAGTTCGCGAGCTTCATTCAGTGTCATTGGTTTTCCTTTCTTCCGCCAAAGGCGGAATGTCCTTGACGCGGAGGGCGGCGAGGGATTTAGCGGCGAGGCACTGACTGCAATCGCAGTCAGTGTTGATATACGGACAAACCCCCTCATCCTCAACGCGGTTCTCCTGTATGCCTATTAGTGCTTCCCGCATCGCCCGGCTGTCGGCTTCGATGGCGAGGGTGTAAGCACAAAGCAAATTTATGGTGTAGTGAGAGGGTAGCCGGACGGATTCCGTAGCCATGATTCCCTCAATGTCCGGTCGTTTCATACTTCCACCCCATTCGCCCTGAGCACACAAACCGTCAGTGCCCGTGCGGCATCTTGCGGCGTGCCGTCGTGAGGTTCGGAAAAAGCCCTATTCGGGGCCATCCATACGCGAGCCCAGTCCCTATCCATTTCCCAATTCCACAAGTCTTTCGCCCGCGCGAACTCCCAGGCTTGGGTGAGGTTGGAAACGGGAAGCCACGCACTTACGGAAACAGTAGGCCCGGCGGTGTCGTGCCAACAGGCGTAAGCGCCATCAGCCCAAGTCGCTACAGGCAATAGCCGCTTCTCCCACCCCATGTACTTCGCCGCTGCGGCGTTCAGTTGTTCGTTGGTCATGCAGTCCCCCTAGTCTTTAGATAGGCCACCACCTTATTGCGAAAGTCCTGTGTCGAATTCCTCAGCACCCAGCCAATCAATTCCTGAGCTTCCATCGGCGATAGATCAAAATCCTCGTCAATATCTTCCGACGATCCGGCAGAATCGGTATAGCGATGGCCCGAGAACACGCTTACATGGACCGCCGTATCTTCCGTTAGCGGCTTGCCGCTGAGATCCGAGGTAATCACCTCAACTGTTTTTCTCACTCTGCACCTCCCTGTTCACTCTCCGCGTCTGTTCGCGTGGCGTGAACACGCGCCGGGTTGATTGCATCCAGCACCCTTGTGCCAATCTCTTCGCCGTCGGCGTTTTCGTATCCCGGCCAGTCCATGGGGTCTGGCATGATCAAAGACAGCGCGTGGAGGAGCCGCTCGCGATCCGCCCGCAGTTCGCGGATCTCGGCGATCAGGTTGGGAAGGGCATTACGGGCAGCGCAAATCAGGTCGCGGTTCGCCGGGTGATCTGTCCAATCGCAGAAATCGACTATTTGGCACACTAGCCGGGACGCCAAGCGTCTTCCAAAGTGGATAATTGGTTGTGCAATTTCCACGCGGTAAACCCTACGCTTTCCATACGGAGTTGCTTCATGGGCAAATTCCCTAGCCTCCCACGGTCCCGGCGTAGCTTCCACCAGCAGTCGCTCAAGTTCTTGTAGGTCAATCGGCATTGTCTTCTCCCTTCCGCGCTACGCGAACGCCATTGTCCAGCTCCTCTTGTACCTGCGTTGGTGTCCACTGTGACCAACCGCACCGCTCGCCATTGATGCTGGCTTGCCACTTGTACACAACCTGCTCAAGGGTGAAGACGGACCCATCATCGTAGATGAGCCGGTCCCCCGGCTTCAGTTCACTTGCTTGCATCGGATTCTCCCTTCTCGATCTGCACCAGTTCGTAGCCGTCGAGGGCCTGTTGCCATAGCGGGTGGATGTCACACATATTGCTCTTGTGGCGCACCGCCCAGTGCTGATTGCACCATCCGCGAGCAGCCCCGAGAAAATTCCACTTCGGGCACATCTCGCACCGGATGTCAGAGAGTTTCATCGCCTTCTCCCTTCGGCGGCGCGGGCAGGGGCATCCAGTGGGTAGGCATCGGGTCGTCGTCCACATAACCAAGCCAACCCTCATCACACTGCCCCAGATACACCTCTTCATCGATGGTCCAGCCGTAGGCGTCCGCGTCCACGTTGTACTCCCACTTAGCAACCGGGGCGCAATGCCAGCCTTCGCGCCAGATGAAAATTTCGGTCCCATCCTTCGGGGCCGTCTCAATCGGCTTCCACTCCGTCTCTTCGAGCAGTTGGCGGAGGGCTAATCCGCATTCGCTGGCCCAAGCAAGCGGGTCAGCGGCCATCCTGTCCTCGTTCGTCACCAACTCCCGCATCTCATCTCGCGTCATCGCTTCTCCCTCCATTCCCGTGCAGCCGCCAGCATGACGCCCGCCAGTTCATCCGCTTCCTTGGCCGTGCGGCAAAGAATGGGGGAGCGATGTGGCCTATTCCGTTCGAAATAGGCTTGGTACCAGTAAAGTTTTGCCCACCGCCCCCCCCTTTGCAGATCCGGCGCAACTCGTGGGTAGTACATCTCGTCGCCGTCCTGCGCCTCCCCCGTCTCAAGGAACTTCGCCCATTGCTTCGGTGTCATGATGCCTCGCTTTCTTCGTCGTCCTCCCAATCGTCTTCATCTTCTAGTGCCCGCACTTCACGCTCAATACAAGGCAGGCAGCAATAATACCGCCCGAACTCCCCATCCACCAATGCTGAGTCACAAACAACTTTCGTTCCGGCAGGAATGGAATGCCCACATTCGGGGCCGGGGACCATGCAATCGTGCGGTTTTCTGGTTATTACCAGTTTTATCGACCTGCACTGAATGTCGGTATCGCGGTCTTCGAATATGAGATACGGAGCATCCAGATATTCCGCGTCTGTCATTTCGCCTCACCCTCCTTGATCTTCGCAACCACCGCATCCACCACTTCCGACAGGTCGATCTCGCCAAGGTCGGTGATGACATCAGCGCCCATAAAGTCCACTTGCGCCTCCGGCATCTTGCTGGCCACCACGAACCGCACGTCATCTGATCCATAGCGATACTTCCGCCGGACTCGGTACAGGTTGAATGTCATACGCCCTCCGGGTTTCGTCGCCCTGCTCTGCATGTCTCTCCTTTGCCGCTACGTTGCCGCAAAATCGCACGTTTGACGCCGATTTGCCGCATCTCCTTTGCTGCTAAGTCGTTGATTCCCCGTTCGCCCGGTCTGTAAGTCATTGACCAAAAGGCGGGCATGCCATAATCGCAATTTGCCTCTATGCCCCATTTAGCGGGGGTTCTGGCGATGTTTGCCGCTCAGTTGACGCAGTTGCGTCGATGGACTTTACCGTCATGGGGTGCGTAATTTCCAACCGCAGCGCGGCGTCGCGCACCTGCTGCATGTCTTCGCCGTATCCCCACAGGTCGCCACGGCAATACTCGGCTGGCCATGGCCCGAAGTGCCAAGCATGGAGCCGCTTGCCGGTCATGATGTAATCACGGAGGCTGCACACCAGCGACCGTAGGGTGCCGCCTTCGCTGAACCCTCGTTTCCAGTAATCGTAGTGAAGATAGATCCGCTTCTGGGTGTACTTGTCGATGAACCACACCCGCCCGCGATCATCCACCTCCAGCCGGCTCACTCGCGGGTTCTCCATTCGCTCCAGTCGATCCGCATCCTCGCTGAAGAACCGGCGTCCGCAACTGGCGATCACTCGCAATAGCTCATTAGCGCGTTCGCATCGTTCTCGTTTAGTGTCAATCTTGGTGCCCATCACTCTCCCCCTTCGCCGGTTGACGGCCGCCCAGTTGCCGGGGCTTTCGACCGATTGAGCCGATCTATCTCGGCAGCAATCAGTGCCCCCGCTTTGACAAGATTTCGTACCGGATCTGGGTCAGGCTTCCACCAGCGCGCCTCCCACGGCCACGGGTGCAGCCACTTGCGAATCCAACCAAATTCTGACTCGACGGTGACCTTCGCCTTTATTGGAAGTTGCGCTGCGTGAGCGATGTAGGAAATTGCAGCCGCTGCGAGTTCTCCGTACAGATGCTGGTCATCGTGATCGTGGGTCCAGCCTTCTTTTTCAATCTGCCGCCACCGTTCAGCGATAATTAACTCTGCTCCCGTCATCACCCCCCCCTCCGCCTCGCTGGGCTTCTGTGTCTTCTTGGCGGCCTCCGCGTCCAGGGCGGCGAGTTTGGCTAGCCATTCCTTCGCCCACCGTGTTAAAATGATGACTTTCCCTTTGTCTTCGTCCACTACCGTGGGGGCTTCCAAAAGTCTGAGCATGACCTCCAGCACCTTTCGCCGCTCGTCGGCACGGATCCTCTGCTCGTAGGCTTCGGCGGCTTCCGCTGTACCGTTCAGCGCCTTGAGTGCGGCAACGCCCTCATCGCTTTCCAGATCAATCGCCAAGCCACCATCCTCGTACCACTTGTCGCTCTCTTCGATCTTGCGGTACAGGTCGGATAAGGCATCTCGCACAACGGCCAGCGCCGCCACCTGGGCCTCTGCCGCTTCAGCGCGGGCCTTCCAGTCGATGTCACTCATTGGGGGCCTCCTTTCGGCAGCGCAGCCAGGCGCGCCGCCACGAACTCAATCCACGCGCCGTACTCGGCTGTTTCCGCGTCGGTGTAGCCTTCCTTCCGCCCAACCGCCGCGTAATGTTCCCGCCACCACTCGACCGTCTCGGTCATGCAGCCAATTGAGATCTTTCCGTCGTGGACAATCGCAGCGTGGCGCGACAGGCCAAAGTGCCATGGAGCGCCTACCGCTGACGCCACAGCCGCATTGTTCCATCGCGCCCCGCTCAGGTCGGCCCCGCTCAGGTCGGCCCAGCGCAAGTCGGCCTCGCGCAGGTCGGCCCCGCTCAGGTCGGCCCCGCTCAGGTCGGCCCAGCGCAAGTCGGCCTCGCGCAGGTCGGCCCCGCGCAAGTTAGCCTCACTCAAGTTGGCCCAACTCAGGTTGGCTCCGCTGGCCACCGCGTCCGCTACGCTGGCGTATTCGCCTATTTCCGTTCCGTCTCGTCTATAGATTTTCATTACTCCTCCCTCCCTAGCGCAAATTTGGCCACTTGCGCCATAAACACCGGGTCTCTCTTGGCCGCGATTCGCTCCAGCGCCGCACGCAGTCGGGCGTTGTCCGCTTCGAGTGCTTCGACACGCTCATGGTATTCGAACAGCATTTCGCTAGTCGCTTTCGTGTTCATCTCAACCTCCTAGTAAACAATGCCTTTGGGCGCGAAGTGCGCGGCTGTTACCAGTGTACCGAGATTGAGCGTGTCAATCAAGGTCACGGAGCCATTTAGGTCGCGAAGTCGCTCGAAATCCAGGCGAAGCCTGACCTGCTGATAGGGGCCGACGATAGTTTCAGAACGAAACACCTCAACGCCATTGCGTTCGCGGTAGATCGCCGCTACGCTGACTGGCGTTTCGCCAGTGTTCACGAACACAATCTCCGTGTCCGCGTTCAGTTCGAACCACGGAAGGGTCCGCTTCGCGCTCGGCTTCTGCGTGCGCAGAACGCCTTTGTCCGTTAGGACAAAGATGCGTGGAGAGCCAAAGGGCGATACGTTGACAGCCCAGTAGGTGCCCGGTTCAGCGAACGTGAAGCACGCGATTGCTTGCGGGACGAGTCCGCCCAAGAGGGCGGCTTGCCGTCCAAAGGCTTTGAAAGAAGGTTGTGTCGGGGAGCCGAGAGGCTCCCGGAACTGGATGTTGTAGCCGACAGTTTCATCGGAATCATTGAGGATGCAGAGTTGCGTGCCAGGAGTCGCGTCAACGACGGGGAGCACCTGGGCGCTAAGCGCAAAACAAAGTGTCAAAAGTGTGAATGTGAGTTTCATTGTCTTTTCCTTTGGAGGGGCCAAAGGCCCCTAGCAGATTTCGTAGCCCTCGTAGGTACAAGTGAAGAACAGCGTCTCTCCCTTGCAATGGTATGCGAAGTGGTGCGGCCCGGACACGTCAAATGACAGATCGTCGCAGATCTCGACAATGGGCGCAATGTCGGTGAAAACAGTCTTGGCTGCGCTAATCGCACGGTCTTTCTCCGAGACAGCCTTCGCGTTGTTGGGAAAACCATCGTAGAGGAAATCGACGGGGCAATAGCCACGGATTTCGATGGTCACGTCGCAGCACTCGGGCGAGCCGTAGCAATCAACCGAGGTTTCGGCGGAAGGCCCGCGCCCTTTGACGCGCGGATAGTGGAAACCCTGGACTACATCGTAGTCGAGGCCGCACTTGGATTCGGCCAGTTGTTCTTGGATTCGTTTTGCTTCGAGTTGCGTCCGTTGAAGTTTTTCGAGTAGTGTTAGTGTCGTTGCCATGTCTCAACTATAACGGCTTTGCGAAGCAAGTGCAAGAGAAAAATGCGCTTAGCGCAAAAAATCTTACAAACCAAGTTTGGCAAACGCTTCTTCGAGCGGAAGTGGTTTGTAATCATGCAGTTCCACACAAACGCAAAGGGAGTATTTGCCGAAGGGTTTGTGGGGAGTGTTGTGAACGTGTCCATAAAACAGCCCAAAGTTGGGGTTGACCTTAGGAAGGTTGGGCCGGTGTTGGGCTACTACCGGGCGCTTGCGAGTTGAGAACACATACCGATCTACTACAGATGTAAAACCCGCTTTGAGCAGAAAGTCCGCAGGTCGATCATGGTTGCCGCGCACCAGGAAGATGCGCCCATTAAGACACTCGCGGTACTTCGCCACATTTTCGGCCTTGCCCAGGGCAAAATCGCCCAGGTGATAGACCCAATCTTCCGGCCTTACTACGGAGTTCCAGTTGGCGATGAGGGTTTCGTCCATCTCCTCAACGGAAGAAAAAGGGCGCTGACAGTACTTGATGATATTGGTGTGCCCAAAATGGGTGTCGGAAATGATGAAGTCCATAAACGCAGTATAACGCAATCAAAACGCAAAAGGAAAACGGCGGAACCGCTCTCACGGAATCCGCCGCTCTCCGGGTGGTTGCACTACTATTCTACCACGGCTTCGCCACCGAAGGTGGTACGAAGAGTGGGAACAAAGACTTTTTCTAGGATTTGAGTGAAAGCCCAGGTGACTGATTTGTCGCCGAAGTGAGGGGCGATAGCCCCTCCGACATTGGGGCGTTTCCGCCCCGCTAGGGCCGGGTCATGAGCGGTAGCTTGGAAGGAAGGCGTTTCACTCATGGGCTTCGCCCTCTTCCGCTTCGGAAGGCTCCTCGAACTCGGCGGTGATGATTTCGCCTTTGGCTTCGTAGCCGGTGAAGTCGAGCACTTCTGCCAGGAGTGTTTCGCGCTCTTTGAGAAGCGCGATGTTGATGTTGATCTTCTCGGAAGGTGCCCAGCCGACTTCCTTCTTCTTCGCGAGCAGTTCAGCGGCTTTTAACTGGTCGCTAGCGCGATCAGCAGTCAACATTGTTTCGACCGCTTTAGCGGTCAGAAGGCGGTTAATCTGTTCGTTGGAGAGGTCCTGCTGGCGCAGAAGGCGTTGGATCTCAGCCTGCACAGGCGTGCTCTCCAGCGAAGCTGGGTTGCCCAGGGCGATAGCCGCTTCGCTTTGCGAAAGCCCTTGGCCTACGGTCAGGTCAACGAATTGCTTCGCGATTGCTTTACTCTCCGTCCGTACTTGGCTTAGGCTCTTCGGCTTCTGTATCCGCATAGAATAGGCCCCCTCCTTCGATTATACTAATGCACTCGATCAGTTCGCCTACGGCCTTTAGAATCTCCTGGATAGAGCGAAGCTCTGGTTGCGTAGCAACTGTGAGGGCAATGCCGCGTGGTCCCATTTTGAGGGTGACGTATTCACCTCGGTAAACATTTACGTTGAAAGTGTAGTCCTTGTAGGCTTGTTCCATCATTTGCCGAGTATCTCCGGGTCATACAGACAGTGGGCTTTCGCAGTAAAGCTGCGCCAATCTCGTAATAGGTCTTTGTGCTGACCTGTTCGCATTGTGTTGTTCCAGTCACTAATACTGGAGACATAGGTGACACTGGAAGCGTCAGCTTCCAGCACTTCGCGGATCTCAGACGAGTCCGACCAGACTTGGCCCTTCTTTGGTTCCATTATTCCTCCCAAGGTGGGGTTTCCACCATTGCAATTTCTTCTGCTGTCGCAGACGGCGCATAGCGTGGTACGCGCTTCCGTCCGGGGGTTTTGCGCCCCTTGGGCGGCTTGTAGTAGAGCTTTTTGCCGTACTGCATTTCGAGCAGGTCTGTCATCTCCAACAAAAGGCCCATAGGTGTCTCTACCATAGGGAAGTAGCGATGGCCCGCTTTCCGAGACGGAGGCAACACCTCCAGTTTTCCTTTGGCAGTACGCCGAGCTAGGTAGCCAGGGACTAGAAAAACTTCTCCCGAAGGGAGAGGGATGACTAGTGTGAAGCGAAGACCTTTGCCGGTCTTCAGGTCCACGTAGTCAACGTCGCGTAGATGCGGTTCGGTGGCCATTTAGAGAATCTCCGCTTTTTGGGGACTTTCTGGCGATAGCCGGTCGTTGCTAGAATGCGTCACGTGCGCATTTTCAGCCTCCTGGTGAAGCCGGGAGAGCACTTTTTGATTAGCCGGGTTCTGGAGCAGAATTGCTAGTTCCTCGGAAGTAATAAAAACTCCCTTCAAGGGGCTTCTCCAGTGTTTCGTCCGGCATTTGGCAGAGCAGTAGTGATGCCAAGGTCGAGTCGCTTCGAAAAGATCGCCGCATTGCATACAGTTGCGAAAATCGCTCATCAATCCTCCAACTCTTCCAAGAAAAGCCGCACCTCATCCACCGAAAGTTTGAACTGCTCGACCGCTTCCTTTGATAGAAGCGTTTGGGAATGGGACAAGAGCCGGAACTCTTTGGCCCCTTCATCGTGGAGACAGATGAGATCCCCGTAGTCTGCTGAGTGATCTTCCGCCAGCACTTTAGTAAACCAGCGAAGATGTCCCGAAAGAGGCTTCCCCTTATCGTCCGCGAGAAAACATCGTTGAAAGAACCGATGCAGCCGTTGGACGGGAACATCTTCAACGAAGTTCGTTTTCTTGCGAGGCAGTCCTCTATCGGTAATTCGGTTGATGGAGGATGCCCACCGCGCAGCGGTGTAGTTTTCCTCGAACATACCATCTTCGTCCACCAGATGGGAGTAAACCTCCCCTATGCGCTTTTCCCAATCGGCCAAGGCCGATTGCCACGAATGCGGGATGTAGTCAAACGCTAGCCCATCTGCCGACAGGCAGACATGTTCAAAGAGCGCCTGCGCTCCGCTAGGAGCCGTCAGAATGAGGTTGTGCTTCATCGCGGCTCTGCCACGCAGAGCGGGGTCTTCATCGAAAAGCCCTTCTAGCCACATGAAAGCCCCCAGTTCGAAGGTCCAGTCGTCTAGCGAAGCTAAGTAGGTCCGCTCTTTGCGCGGTACTCGCACCGTGTAGGTGCCTTTCGAAAGGTCAATCGTTGTTAGGTCCATTAGAGCGTCCTTTCTCGGATATCTCCGGTAACGGCCACCAGTAGATAGGCTCTCGGATTTCGTCTGTGCAAAAGCCCGCATCTTCATGCCAAGCGCAGACCGAGAAGAAAGGTGATAGCCCACAGCCCTTCAGGTCCACTGAGTAGGCGAGAAACGGTGTACCGTCCGTAGGCGCGGTCTCCATGCTGTGAGGTTCTAACCTATCTAGCAACTCGCCTACCACACTAGCCAGAAGCCTAGCAGCGGTGGTATCCACTGAAGGGAAACCATTCCAGTAATCGGACAAGATAGAGCGGGCGCGTTCAGTAGTCATCCTAAAACTCCTCCTCCGCCGACGGGGGAGCAAACTCCGTCTTAAGCCATTCCGACCGCTTAGCCGCTTCGTTGAGCGGAGCGTTCAGCCGTTGGTTTATTTCGTGGCGGTGTTCGAGGTAATCGATCCACGCAATCACGTCCTTGGCGGTGAGCGGGTCCAGACCGGCACCCGAGCGCAGGACGTGATAAACCCATTGCTGCTCAAACGGTCTCTTCACCCTTCACCTCCTCCGGCGAAGCCGGAAATGCTACGTTCGGGTGCTTCGCATCCAGGCCCATCGAACGTAGGTTAGCACAGATTTCCTCTTCTGCCCACCCAGGCAGAGAAAAAACAGGCCAGTACGCCCCTATCTTATCTCGCGACTTAGGCGGGTGCACCGCTGCGCGAAACAACTGAAAGCCTTTGACAAGCAAAGTCTTGCCGGAAGCAAACTTGAATGTCACATCGAAGTAGAGGCACTCCTCTCCGTTTTTCAGACGACTGTGTCTCACGTTTCCAACTGAAAGCATTTTTCCTCCTCTTTCTCGCTTCTGCGAAGCAGTTTGGCACTCCAATTGCTATATACTATATACTACTATAGTTATACCTATACTCCCGTAAGGGAGTATAGGATAGTACAAATATGAAAGTATACCTTATACTGTATACTGACCGGGGCCTTCCGCTTCCGCTCGGCCCCGGAGGTAGTAGTCATACGGTTACGATTTCGCGCCTGCGGCGAGATTCGCCTCTTCTTCGCGTTAAATGGCATGTTAACTCCCGCGTTAACGGTTAAATTAACGTTCCGTTGGCTGTGCCAACCGCCGACCCCTTGCGGGATCTCTGCCGTTGCGCGGTTTCTATAGGTATAGTATAGGCACTCCACCTTCGGCACAAGGAAAAAACGCCCACGGCGCTCATTAAAATTTTTTAATGCACCGGAGGCGCACCGAAGGCACGAAAGCCCTTGTATTTTGGCGCGTCTAGCGCCAAAATAGTTGTAGACCACCACAGCGGCAGCGGGACCGCCAAGTCCCCTGTCCTGCGGTAAACCGCCCGCTTCGCGGGTTTGCAAAGCAAACGGAGGTTCCAATGTTTCCATTTCCAACAACTTATACATACGAAGAGACAGTCCGCAAGACTGTCACTGTCTACGATGTCTACGGGGATAAAATCCCGGATCCGCCGAAAGGCAAGCGGTATGTAGCGTTTCGCCCGCCACTACCAAATGACAACTATCTGGCGATAGAGGGAGGCCGTTGTCTCGGCCCTCGTCTCATCATCGGCGATGTGCCGAAGCCAAAGCGTTTCCTGAAAGTGCCCATGGTAGAGGGCGACACTGTATGGTGCTTGGTCGAGCCTCAGTTGCTTGCTCGAATTTCTGTCAATCGTTTCTGGGAAGGTACCATCATCGAAGAAAGCCCCGAAGGGGCCGAAGAAGGAGGAGCGGCCTAGCCGCGTACAACACTATGAAGAAGCTTAAGAACATTGTGCCGATTCCGCTGGGCGGCGAAATCGCTGAACCGGGGTGCATTTGGGAAGAATCTCCCGAGTCAGGGCTCTACAGCACACCTATTAATGGCCTTAACAGGTACATTAATAAAAGGCAAGCCGCCGACCGTCGGATCTTCGAGCCGGTGGAGGAGGAGTGGCCTCGTCTTACATCGCCCTACATGTATCTGTATAGCGCTACGAGCGCTGAGCATTCGTGGTGGACCAATGATGACATAGATCAACAGCGGTTCGCGGAAGGCAACTGCTTCCACCCAGACACCAACCTGAACCCCGCAGGGGTTCACATCGACGACGCGCTGAAGGTGTTCAAGCTCGCGCTGCGGGTGCCGAATCTTTGGGGCACTTTGGTCGGGATGTTTCAGGACCCTCAAGGGTTTACGGCAAACCAGGACTATTTGGAAGAATTCCACATCGCTGCCGAGATCGAGGAAGCCGCGAAGCGGCTTGGAGGACGCGAAGATGAACTACATCGAACGTGCGAAGATTGACGCGATCCTTCGGATCCTGCGCGATTTGGAAACACTCGGTGCCTACGGCACCAACGTAGCTACACCACATCGCTATATGGAAGCTACGCTAGACGAATTGCTGCGAACTTCGTTCGCGCCGAAAGCAGCACTAAAGCATGTGACGGCATCACGGCCCGAGTACCTGCCTACAATCGAGACGGTGCGAGCTTCGCTTGCGCAAGGGGGAGCGCCTTCGGCGCTCTAAAATCTGCGAAATTTGGAGATTCGGAACGAATCCCGAAAACAGCATATATAGAGGCGGCAAAAGCCGCCTCTTTTTGTGTGCCTATGGGGGCCTTCGGCCCTGGAGGCTCGGCGCTACGCGCCGTGTCAATGATCGATTAGTCAAGTATTATTTCGCAAAAATTGCTTGCTGATGGCGTGAAATCGCGATAGCCTATGACTTCCGGCGATGCCGGAAAGCGAGGAAAACATGGGAAAATTCGACAATGACATGGAGGCATACATCTACGGTCTTAGCCTAGATGGGTGCGATGAGGAATGCGGCGATAGCGTGGATGGTACCGGATGGTACGGATTGCTAGTAGGCAATCTGGCCGAGGCTGACCGCGAAGAGTTCGCCCAACTCAGTTCAGAAGACCGAACGGAACTGGCCAGATTCGCTGGTGCAATCATCGGCGAAGATACCCAAGGTTTCGTTAGTGTCGAATACTTCGAAACCGAAACCGAACTCCGGGAAACTTGGGCGCAAGTTTTAGTCGATGTGGGAGAACTGGAACATGAAAACTGAATTGATTCGAGACGGTGAGAGTCTGGTCTCTGCCAGATTCAAGTCTAGCGGAACTGAGATACCCGTTTATGACGATGGATTCGGTCCGCTCTACATTCATCGCGATTCTATGGGAGTTAGCGGAATCGTGAGAGCGCAAACATGGGAAGACGCCTACAGTATTTGCGAAGACGAGTTTTTCCCCGAAGCAACGGAAACGTTGGAAGAAATCGTCAAGGAATACGGATTTCGGCGTGAACACAAGAAAGTGGTAGACGACTCTGGCCAGTTTGTACGCTGGGAAACGGTAGAAACACCCGACCCTGACGCTTGGATCGAGAATGCATTGTTCTGTGAGGCGTTCGGCTTCCGTTCCAGTGGTCCGAACGTTACAGACACTCTAAATCACGGCATCTATGCCAAGGATCTGAACGGGGATTTTTTAGACCGTCTCACGCGAAAATTGCTGGATCAACTGGGAATCGAACTGACAATCGAAACGAATGAGGAAATCGACTAACATGGCAAGACAGAAAACGATCTATCCAACAAACGAGATTGCTCACTTATGGGCACACCAAGCGGTACCCGTTGCGTACAATCCGCGACGGAACTTTTACTTCGAAGGGCCGACGATTTTTTCCTATGGCTCTCACTTCCCGATTGCGATGCACGTTCGGAACAAACGCGGCCAATCGGCTATTTTGCTCACGGAGAAAACCCATTCGGTTACGACCGCTGGGCATATCTCCATGGTTCGGCGTGCGATTCCGTTTCCGACATCTACTTGTTTCAACGTTTGGAATCCTACGGATGCCCGGCCCGAAGTAATCCGGCGCGATTACGAAATCCGCATTGAACGGAAACGCGCATCCCTGGACGCGCCTAAGACACGCAAGACAACCAAAGCACAACGATTGCTTGAACTCCGTTCGTTGATCGCAGAAGCGAACCGCGCGGCTGAGTTCTTTGGCTTTGATTCGTTCGAGCCGGTACCGCAAGCGGACATCGATGCCGCGTTAGCGGTGCAAGCAGAATATTCTGCGAAATTGGAGGAAACGCGCGAAGCGCGTAGGATTGTGCAGAACGCGCGCTGGGAAGCACAACGCGAACGCTGGGCGCAAGAACAGACAAAACGCCGATTGGATCAAGAGCAGTTTTGCGCCATGTGGGAATCGACTCTCAAGGATTGTTGGCGCAATCGGCAACCATTCCCGGATGGCGTGGGAATGCAAGGGCACGCGCTATCGTTTGCTTACTTGCGCGTCAGCGGAAACGAAATCGAAACTACGCTAGGCGCTCGTGTTCCGGCAGAGCATGTACGGCGTGCTTTGCCCTTCGTCCTTCGCCTGTTGGCCAGCGGCCAGCAATGGCAACGGAACGGCCATACAATCCATCTAGGACATTATAGCCTAGATCGGATTGACGCTGATGGGACTGTCCATGCTGGATGCCATCGTATCCCGCGCGCCGAAGTGGAGTACATCGCAGCTACGCTGGGAGTACCTCATGCAGCATAACGGGCTTTGGCTCACTCTCGAATTGCTGGCAGCACTTACACTGCCGGTATACGCAATTTATAGGCTAGTCAACGGCTAGCCAACCAACTAACCGACACAAAAAAGCCGCTCCAATCGGAGCGGCTTTTGCTTTGGGTGGTGAGCGTAGCTTAAAGCGATTCGACATAGACGCGCATTGCTCGCCTTGTCCGATAGGACGCTATCGCGTCGCAAAGACGCTGTATCGCGTTTCGGTGCGGTTCGGGAAGCGAAGCTTCCGGCGTCCGCTCCAGACGGTCCAGGAGGGCTAAGGCTCTCCGATAGTGATCTACCCTAGCTGTATCGGCCAGTAGATCGTCGCATCTATCGATGCGGCGCGATTCAGCCAAGTAGGCCAGTAGCACGTATTCGCGTGTTCGCTCCAAGGTTGTCATTGCGTATACTCCGTTTCGAAGGTTTGGGTTTTGTCATTGTGCCACCAATAGACCCTGCGGCCATGGTAGAGACCTGTTCCTGACGTTCCATTCGTGGTGGATGCCAGTATTCGCAACTTAGGGATTTTCGCGTAGTCCGTTAACCAGCATCCATTTTCGTTCAGGCCGTGGTGCTGTTTGAGTAGACGTGCCAAGGTTTCGAGCATCTTAGTTTTCCTCCGATTCGATTCTGATTTCACGCTGCAATCGCCGCGCGACGCGGTTTAGGATGCGCCAGCTAACGCTGGAGCAACCTGGAGTTGATTGGAGATCGGTTACGATCTCCAAAGCATCGCAGAGATCGGTTAGGCGTTTGATAGAGCGCGCTAACGCGCGGATTGATTGGGTTGCCATGGTTTGATTCTCCCTTGAGTGGGGGGCGCTTAGCGTCCTGCGTAGTCCCAATAGACGGCATCATAATTGCTTTGTGCTAGGCGCAAAGCAAACCACGCACGAGCGCGGTCAAGTCCGTCTGTATTGAGAGTCAGTGACTCATAAGTCACGCGTGCATTGCACAGTGTTTGGTAAAGCGTGTGTAAGGTTTCCATGAGTCCAGTATCCCGCCGTGTGCTAGCACACGCAAGCAAACAAAGGGCGAAGGATCGATAGATTATTTTTATGGGAGCTTCGCTCCGCAAATACTTGAGTGGAAGAGACTCAAGTATTGGATATGTGAGTGTGAGACACTCAGATGCTAAGAATTTAGCACACCGCACGTCCCTTGCCAAACTACAAGTGTAGTAAATCGGATTTATAGGTCCATTAACGAAATTAATGGCCTTTCGGGCCTGTCAGCTAGTACCATGAGGCTAGAATCCTCGCTACAGTACCGTGCCGCTAAGCTCCATTATGTAACCTTTCGTCTTTTTCGCTGTAAGCCCTTACACTATACAACTGGCCTATATTCAGACATGCGTGTCCGAATTAATTATGTTTAATGTGGGGAGGGGTCGGGGGAGGGGGCACTGCGTGCCTGGGGTCGTAAACCGTTGATTTTAAAGGGAAAGAAGGTTCCTTGCCGGGGTATGGGGTGGGGTCCCTTTTTTGTGGGGAGGGGTTGGGGCGGGGTTTGGGGTGGGGGCGCAGCCCCCACTGTCTCCGGCCCAAACCAAGAAGGTTCCTAACTTTTTGATTCCCTTGGCGGGGAATTCGTTGCATCTATCTTAGCGAATATTTCTGAGAATTTCCTATCAATAACAAAACTAATCTTCGCCCTTTGTTCCCCTTGGGGGAACGCGCTTCCGGGGGCCGGAAGGGACCTTTAGCCCCTTCCACTAACCCCTTTATTTGTAATCACTTAGCACCTTAGCCACTTTCTTCGACAGCCGGTCCACATCCTCTTCAATTTCAAGCAGTTGCGCCCGCAAAGAATCTCCTAAGTCGGATCTCTGCGGCCTCGCGGCCAACAACGTCGGCAAGTAGCTCTCCGCTACCGCATAGTCCCAAGCCTGCAAAAGCCACTCCACTCCCATCTCGTTCGTCTCAATCAGTCGCGCGGCTTCCCACTTGGAGCGATTGTCACGAATCCACAAAAAGAACATCTCCCTGGCGCTACTCGCCGAATCCGCCATGGACAAAACGTGCGTCTTCCACTTCCGCGCCCCGTTCTCCAAATACTCAATCGTGTACGTCATTTGCCCTCCTTCGGGGCTTTCGCTCCGGCGCTTAAAACACTTTGCCGCTCCTTCTGCAACTGCTCCGACCACCAATCAAGTACGAGCCGCTTCGCGTTTGTCTCCCCTCGCGCCCCCAAATACTCGCGTATCTGTATAACCGCGTCGTTCCGCCCTATGCGGCGCTGCGCTGCCGCGCTCTGCGCATATACCGTGTACCACTCAGTCTCCGACCGAGCGGTCTGAGACACTCCCAGGTTATAACCACTGACAGCACAAGTCGCCGCCAGAAAAGTCAACCACGCTAAATGCAACAACGCTTTCTTCATTTGCCCTCCTGCGCCTGCGCCTCCGGCGCTCCGAAACAATCAGACATGGCCAGTGCCCAAAATTTGGTGGCCTTTTCCGGGAACCGGCAGGCTGCCGTAATTTGCTCTACTCCGTACCAAATCACGGAATCCGATACCTCCGGTTCCCATTGTGTCCAACACTCGGCCAACTTACCCAGAAACATCTTCGCCTCCAGGTACGTCGCCACGTTGTCCATCTCCTTAACAATCGGCAAATCGCACGCCACCCCAAACTTCCCACAAATCACACGCCTTGCGCGATCCTCCGCCTGCCGATATGCAAGCATGTCCGGCCTGTGCTTAATCGGCTTCGGCATATCCTTCAGATAGGCTTCGCCCGCGTCATGGAGCAGCGCACACTTCCAAAGCTCTCTATCGTCCGTCGCGCTGCGCACCAACTCGTAAACCACCAGCGTATGCTGCGCGACCGTCCACCCACCCGCGTTCCCGCCGAAGCGCACCTCATGTGCCAAGTTATGGACGATATCGCTCAACTCGATGTCCTCCGCGCGTAGCGCAAACGGATCAACGACTTTACCACTTCCCATTTGAATGCGGTAGCTCATCAGAAGCACTCCTCGGCGAACTGCTTTGCCTTCTCACGGTCCTCAAAATAGTAGGTCACGTCCGGTTCGCGCTGCGCCGTCCCAAAGAACTTCACCTCATACGCCTGCACATCTGCGCACAGCGCCGCCATTCCCAACCGCGCCACCACTTCCGCCGACTCGTCGCACACCAGCCACGCCGTATGCTCCTTGTCGATCCAATGCGTCTTTCGCGCTGCCCGCGCTTGGCGCACCAAGTCCTTAGCCATTAACGCCGTCTGAAAACTCAACATATCTGGCATAAATCCTCCTTCGGAGCCTTTGGCTCCACTCCCATCTTACCCCTTTCTTGCAAGAAAAACTACTACTTTTTTTTCTTGCAGGCGCAAAGCGCCCGTGCTATCCTAAGTGCGGAGGTCCAATGGCTCGCAAACCAATCGAACGCCCGCGCACAACACTTGTGCCCCTACCGTGCCGCTGGTATGCCCCCGGCAAATTCGCACACAACCCCAACTGGGAGTTGCACACCCTTTGCGAAGGCTACTTCCTGGCCGAAATTGCCCAGGACGGACCCAACTACTTCGTCTTTGTTCCCGGCGCGAAAGTCCCCGAACTGCCCTTCCCGACGGCCCACGCCGCCAAAGAATGGGCCGAGACCTACCTCGCCGACCCCAACAACTTCAAATAGCGCCTAGCGCAAGAAAGGAACCGCCCCATGCCCGCACGCACCAAAAAGACTCCCATCGTACTTGTGTACGATCCCACCGACGAAGGACGCTTTGCTTTCTATGACGAGGGCACTCTCGCTTTCGAAGGCTCTGACGAAAACAACCACTACTTCGACTTCCTCGCCTTCTGTCAAAAGTTCAACATCCCTTACGAAGAACGCGAGATGCTCGAAGGTCTTGAAGGCGAGGAATTTCCCCGCAAACTCGAAGATCTGAAGCCGAAGGTTTCCGTTCACGTCGAAATCGATACGTGGGATGAAGCCGAATACCTGAACATCGCGACCGACGATACCGGCCTCGGTTGGGTCTCCAAAGCCGACGCCATCGAGATCCGCGACCGTCTCGTGGAGGCCCTCGGCAAATGCTAGCCACCCGAACCGAACTACCGAACGAGCCGCGCCGCTGGCGGCTCGTCTCCTCGGCCCGCGCCGAACCGGGACGCGACTTCGCCATCTACATTGACAACTACCTTTACTGCATCGGAGATGCGGGTCTCGAAGCGATTCTTCTTGAGACGAAGACTCCCTTCATCCCCGAAATGACAGAACGGGAGAAGTTCCCCGAGTTCTTCGAAGATCTCATCCACACAACCGACATCGACATCGACTGCCTCGCGACCGACGAAGCGGCTTTTCTGCGCCTCGATGGACGCTATTACACACGCCGCCAAGCGGAGCACATCTACAACGCGCTAAAAGCGCACTTCTAAACGCACAAAAGGCGGAACCAAAGCCGCTCGGCCTCGGATTCCGCCCTTCGTGTGGTGGGTCTACAACCAGTTTAACATAAAAGGGGAGCCGGGTGGCTCCCCTTTTAGTTAGTTAGCGCCGAAGGCTTACAGGCCCGCGAAGTCGCCGTAGGCGCGGCTGTCAGCGCCCGCCTGGGGAGCGCACCACAGGACGACGAAGGCACCAGCGCCCTCGGTTTCCGGCGTGGTCCGCGTCACGTCGAAGTCCGCAGTCAACACGGAACCCGCCGCAATCGTGGTTTTGGTCGCGTCCAGGACGGGCGGGGTAACGCCGGTGCTGGCAGCATTCGCGTAGACAAAGCCCGCGCCCGCAGCCTTGGTGATGGTGCAGGTGGTGGTAAGAATGGAAGTGCCGGAAGTCGCGGCGTCAGCCCGCTTGTCCACGTCGATAACGACCTGCCAAGCATCGGTGCCGTCAACACCGTTGGTTACGATGCCCGCATTGATGCCGACAACTTCCACATCAAAGGGGAAGATGCCGCCAGGGACGCCGAGCACGTCAGCGGACAAAGTGCCCGACTGCATAATCACGGGAAAGAGCAGCGCCGTTCCGGGCGCAGCCGCGTTAGAGAGAAGCAAAACACCATTAGCCATAGTTTGGCCTCCTAGCTAGAAGTATAAGGATGCGCAATCCTACTATTATTCTACCATGTGCTTCGCACGCCATTAACTTTCCATAGTGGAAGGGTATTGACAGCGGGCCAGAGGCCCGCTATACTGAGATTGTCGCTCGGCGCAACCTCCCCGGTTGTCGTTAGTGGCAGGCCCGAGCTGGGCGGGGCGCGACGAAACCCGGCAAAGATTCGCCAACAGCCTCGGCTTAACGCTTGCAAGGTTGGCGAAGTCGCAGGTCTGGCGAATGTCACCGTAGGGTGGCCAGTAACCAGCGCATGTGGCCCCGAGTGTGGCGACGAATCGGGGCAATTTTCGAGGAGGTAAATCATGAGTGTTTTTGGTGGATGGATCGGCGTGGACCTGGATGGCACACTCGCTGAATATGACGGATGGAAGGGGCCGGAACACATCGGCAAGCCCGTCCCGGCGATGGCCTTCCGCGTCAAGAAGTGGCTGGCTGAAGGAAAGGACGTGCGGATCTTCACGGCACGAGTGTCGCATGACGGGTCTCCCGCTCGCGTGGCCGATGCAGCAGATGCTTCTGACGCCATTTCTAGTTGGTGCAAAGAGAACTTCGGCCAACGACTTCCGATTACAAACCAGAAAGACTACGCCATGGTGGAACTGTGGGACGACCGCTGCGTGCAGGTTGAACCCAACACCGGCAGAAGGGTGGATGGGAAGTCATGAGTGAACCGTTCAAGATGACGCCGGAAGAGATCAAGCAGGCGGAGGATATGTATGTCAACAGCGGGCCTTTCGGCTCACTGACGCAGGTGTTCAACAAATTCCCGCGAATCTACGCATTCAGGCCCTACCGAGAGGGAGAGGAAGTGGTTACGCTGGACCGGACTTCGCTTGTTGTGAACCATAGTGGTGGTGACAGACCGCACTTCATCCTCCGCCCGCGCAAGAAGGTCACCGTGACCGACTACGTGTTTCGCGATACGGGGGAGACGCGGCTCCCAGACTACGGAGAGTGGTTTCGTTCTGGTGGGATGCTTGGCCTCGAAGATTATTTCCTGCAAGCGATGCCGGGAAATCTCTACACCAAACGCGAACGGATCTACACCCGCGAGGAGATCACCCGCGAAATCGAGGTGGAGGAATGATTCGGCGCAAAGCGCCGAAGAAATAGCTTGACAGATTTACCGCGAAGCGGTAAATTAGTAGTGGACCCTCCTCACGAGAGACGCCGCGATGCTTGCATCCGGCGTTTTTCGTTTTAGTTGAAATGATAAAATAGTCATAGGAGGCGTGTCCTATGGCATTTACCTTTGTTAATGATGGGGAGCGAGTTGCCCTCGAACTTTTGCTCAACAAAACCGGGTCGTTGGCTAATACAGTTATGGGCCTGTACACCAACAACCAGTCGATCTCTAACGCGGTTGTTTTAGGCGACTTGACCGAGGCGACTGGCAGCGGCTATAGCGCGATTACCCTTACGGGAGCCAGTTGGACGATTACCGAGGGCGCTCCTACCAGCGCGGCTTTTCCCCAGCAGACCTTCACTTTCAGTGGAGCCATCGGTCCCATTTACGGCTACTTCATTAAGCATGGGACCACTTTGATCGGGCTTGAGGCTTTTTCGGCTGGCCCCTATACATACACGTCAGCCGGTGGTACCCTAAAGGTGACGGTCAATTTGACCGCAGGATCTTCAACCAACGACTAGGAGACGCATGAGACACACCTTCTTCCTTCTCTGGGCCGTCCTTTTGACGGCCCTTCTTTTGCCCGCGCAGACCGCACAGCGCAAGGTGACCCTTAATTGGGATCACCCAGACGCGAACGTCACGTTCAACGCCTACATTTCTCCTGGAGATTGCCTGACGACTCCGACGTTTGTGAAGCACAACACCGCGCCCATCACGGCGAAGACCTATGAGATTACGGGGCTTGCCGAGGGCACGTACTGTTTCGCGGTGCGAGCCGAGCGGGACACGCTGGAGTCTGGAAACAGTAACTTGGCCAGTGCCATTGTTGGCCCGCCGCCCGTCGTTCCTGGCGCTCCGACCGGGCTTAGCTTGAGCGTGTCGGTGACGGTAACCGTTAACCCCTAATGCGCGTACTGATCGCTCTCTTGTGGGTGGCACTGGCGTTCGCGCAGCCGGTGCCGCCTACTAACCTTCGGGCGTCTACCAAACCCATGGCCACTTTCGTACAAGGCGCAGTTCCCACATCGGCGGCAGATCCGATCAGTTGCACGTTCTCTTCGGCTCCGACCGAGGGAAATCTGCTGATTGCGGCGATGTCCGAGCGGAGCGGGAATAGCACGACAAACCACACCATCAGTGGAAGCGGCTGGACAAAGCGGGTGGGGCGTGATGTGTCGCTACCATCGGGCGACAATAGACGCACCCTCACGATCTGGACGAAAGTAGCGGGAGCCTCAGAGCCGTCTACCATCACAATGGATGATGGCGGGTCCGGTACATCAAAAAACGGTTTCGTCGCAGAGTACGCGCTGGAGAGCGGCGAAGACACCTGGGAATTTCTGGAAGCCGTATCAAACGACAACGGGGAAACCGATAACGCCACGAGTCTAGCCACCGGGACCACATCGTCGTTGTCTGGCACGCAGATGGTGGTGTTTGGCGTTGGATCGATGAAGGCGGCGAGCGGCGCTCCATCGGGCCATACCTGGGCGTCCGCGACGTTGACTGCTAATGTCAGTTCCTACCCGAGTGGCTTGGGCAGCTACGGGATGTGGCTCGGCATCGCGTCCGCGAACAGTGATAGCGCGGGGACGAAAGCCTCCACGATGACGATGGGTGGCGGCCCGTCGAATGACGGGCTTACCGCTGCGATCCTGGTTTTCAATTTGGTGAGTGGCGGAGGTGGCGACGATTACACCCACTCTGGTACCGGAGCTTTAGCCCTTTCTGGTTCCAATACCACAGTTCTAGACACCATTGTAAGCTCTTCTGGCAACCTAGCCGTTTCGGGCACTACCGGGATTGTGCTAGAGGCCATTGTCACCACTTCGGGGGCATTGACATTTACGGGGAGTCACGCTGCGGTCCTTGAAGCCATCGCAGCCGTTTCCGGCAACTTGACGCTATCTGGTAGTGCGGCTGTTGCACCTGATTGGGTAGTTAGTAGCTCCGGTGGTTTTCTATTAGGCGGCACGGGAGAACCTGTGCCCGGCTTCGATCTACTGGGAACCGGGGCGCTTTCCCTGGGCGGCTCCGTCAGCGTAGAGTTTACCGAATCTGGCGATATTGTGTACTCCGGTACTGGCCATCTAGCCCTAGCCGGTGCTGCCTCCATTGTCCTAGACGCGATCACCTCTCAGTCGGGCAACCTCGCTTTAGGAGGCTCGGGCGCTATCGCCCCCGACTTCCTCATTGCGGGTACGGGGGCTCTCAGCTTAGCGGGTAGTTCGGCGCTTGTGCCCGAGTTTGTGCTTACGCCCTCGGGCAATTTGGCCCTAAGTGGCTCGATTGCGACTGAAGCTAACTTTGTCGTGGCGGTTTCGGGCGACCTGGAGTTGGGCGGAACGGCAGTCGTTGCGTATACCGGCCCCGTCTCTACGCAAGTAGCAACTTCTACAATTGTAGTAGTTCCGTGTGTGGCTACCGTGGTAAAATTAGATCATAGGACTGTTTTACTGCTACAGAAGCCCCGCACGGAGGTCTCTTTATGGAAAGACATCACGTAGTTAAGGATACTAAATGCCGTCTTACCTGCACTTTCTACGACATTTCGAACGCGCTGGCCGATCCTACCACAGTGACCTTCTCGATTAAGCTGCCTGCGGGCACGACCACCACATACACCTACGGAACCGATGCGGAGTTGGTGCGGTCTTCGACTGGTGTTTACTACGTGGATTTCCTGTTTAACGCCAAAGGCGCGTACATTTACCGCTTTCTGGGTGCTGGTTCGGTGGGTGCGCCGGGTGAGGGTACCGTGGACGTTGCCGAGAGTGCTCTAGCCTAAATGCTAAAATAGTCATAGGAGACTGAACCTATGGCCTTTTTGCAGATTTTCGCTTTGATTCCCGTCCTCTGGGAACTTCTGGAGCGCATCATCAAGACTGTTGAGACCGAGGAGCTTCCTGGGTCTGAGAAGAAGCAGCTTGCGCTCGACGCGCTCAAATCCCTGGTCGAAGTAGTTGGGTCGATCCCTGGCGTGAAGGGCAAATTCTCTGCCGACTTTGTGGTCAACCTCGCTATCCCTATCATTGACATTGTTGTTGGCATTTTCAATGCCATCGGCATCTTCCGCAAGAAACCTGCCGCCTAAAGGCAGTGCCGGGACTTCGACCATGACGCGCACAGAACTTATTTCCATGATGGCGGATGCCATCGAAATCAAGGAGGGGTACCACGCTAGACCGGGGCACCCCGACTATCCGACCATTCCGCAGCAGCTTTGTAACCCTGGCAACGTTCGGCGCTGGAGTGCCAAGCATCCGACAGCTTACGGTTACATCGACTTCTATCAATGGGAGTTGAACAAGACCGGCTCGGTCGAGCCGCTTATGCCGCGCCGCCCTGTTCGGTCTGCCTCCAAAAAGCAGCGCCGCGAAACCTTAGATAAAATTCTAAGCGAAATGGCGAAGCGGCCCGCAGAGCGCGTCCGTTCGGCCCAAGCCGAAGGTCGCAGGGTGCTCGAAGCACTGATCGGCCAGTACATTGACGGGAAGTACACGAACGGGAAGTCGCCTTCGATGCTCGGCATGTTCCAGGTGTACGCGCCGTCTTCGGACGGCAACGAGCCGTTCACTTACGCGCAGTTTGTAGGAGAACGGTGCGGGTTCGACCGCAAGACGATTATGGAAACGCCTCTAAAGGAGTTAGTTAGTGACTAACGAACATCTCGACCGAATTTTTACCTACCGCGCCCCTTTCGGGGATCAGCCGGAAAGGTACGTCAAGATTAGGCAAGCCGCCAAAGATTTCGCGCAATTGGTGCAGGATGCGTGTCCCGAATCTCGGGAGAAATCCACTGCTCTGACAAACATTCAACAGGCGGTGATGTGGGCAAATGCCAGCATCGCCATCAACGAGGAGCAAAGCTCATGAGTAAATTCACTGAATGGTTGGAGGGCGAGGGTGCCAAGATCTTTACGATGAGCGCCCTTTGTCTGGTGTTTTTCGCGGCGGAAGTGGCGATCAAGGTTTGGGTGCCGGAGAGCGAGCAGCTTCAGGGGCAGATCGGCTCGATTGCCGCTGGCTTTGGCGGAGCGTTGCTCGCGATCCTACGACCTCCGCAGGCGACGAAATAACGGCGAAAACTCAAAACCCCAGACGACCGTCCGCATTGCGGAGCGGCCATCCTGGGGTCTACAACTAGTCTAACACAACTCGCGGCGGTTGCGAAGCAAATGTTACAATAGAAAGAGGGAGGAACCTGCACTATGGCTCAACCGAAGATTGGATCTGTTCCGTTCACGAAGATGCTGACGGCGAACGTCAACCCGGCTGAAGTGGCGGCGAATACGTCGGCGGCTCAGACGTTTACGATTGATGGGCTGCGGACGAATATGTTTCCGATTGTGACCGCGCCGAGTTTGGCGGCTGGTTTGGTGATTTCTCACGCCTGGGTGAGCGCCAACAATACGCTTTCGGTGGTTTTCGGGAATTTGACGGGCACGCCGATTGACGACGCCGCTCAGGATATCTTTGTCTATATTCCGTAAGGGGGTGCTATGCCGGTAGAAGACTATCAAGAGATCGAACTGACGATTCCGGCAGGTGCGGCAATTTCGGCGGCTAAGAATGTGTCGGGACCGATTGTGGCAGTCTACATCCCGAGTGGGTGGACAGCCGCAAGACTGGGGTTTGACGGGTGGGTGACGGGGACTACCTATGCACCTCTCCGAACCTCCGCAGGGGCGCTGGTGGGCGTAGCCGGGATTAGCACGTCAGCCGCAGGCTGGTACGCGGTACCGGAGAAGGAACTTACGGGCACTTCGAAGGCGATTAAACTGACTAGCTTTAATACGGCCAGCGAGGCTGCGGTCAATCAGGTGAGTGCGATGACGGTAAAGGTCCGATTCGGTAGTCGCTTGATTTAGAAAGAGTAGCTTAGAAATCTAAATAAGGGGGGGCGCTGGCCCTCCCTTTTCATTTGGTAAAATAGAGGGAGAGGCACATCCCCACTATGCGCTACATTTTTGCCCTCCTTTTTGCCGTTTCTTTGGCTTTTGGCCAACAGATCGATTTGAAGTCGCAGTCCCGGAATGCGGACTTTTCGACCCACGCCTTTATTAAACCTTGGGTGATTGGTACCTCTTTGCCCGCTACCTGTAGCGTAGGGAGTGCCTTCTTTGATTCGGATGCGACCGCAGGGCAGAATGTCTATGTGTGTACGGCTACGAATACCTGGACGTTATCTAGCGGTTCTACGGGCGGTCTTACCGCCAGCCGCGCTCTTCAGAGCGACGGAAGCGGGAACGTGGCTGTTTCGAGCGTGACCTCTACGGAGTTGGGGTATTTGTCTGGGGTTACGTCTGCATTGCAGACGCAATTGAATGCGAAGTTGTCTTCGACACCTCCGGGGTCAAGTGGTCAATTTATCTACAACAATGCAGGGGCATTCGGCGCTAAGGCGCTAGCTAATAGCGATTTGCCAGCTTCAATTGATTTTACAACTAAGACAGTGACGGCTCCGGTAAAGGCGGGCACTTCGGCTCCGGGTACTTGCGTGGTTTCGGAACTCTTTTTCGACACCGACGCAACTGCCGGATTGAATATGTTTGGATGTACTGCCACTGATACCTGGACGCTTTTAGGAGACGGCGGCTCTGGCGGCGGCCTTGCTGACCCAGGCGGTAATGGCGTAGTCGTCCGCACATCCAGCGGCGTTACTACGAATCGCACGATCACCGCAGGCACGGGTATTGCAATAGCGAACGGCGATGGCGTTTCTGGAAACCCTACGGTATCAATCAACACGGCGGAAATGTCCACCACGGCTACGTTGCAGAGCGGGGCACCGTTTATCTGCCAGTCGGCATCTGGCAGCGGCGCGAACTATACCTGTTCGATGTCTCCTGCGCTTGGAGCGTACACCGAGGGTATGGTCATTTGGTGGACGCCTGACGTATCCTGTGCGGGCGGGGCGACCCAGATCAACGTCAACAGCATTGGCAATGTGAACGTGAAAGCTGCCGACGGGACGACCAACCCCACGGCGGCGCAGTGCGTGGCGGGCCGTCAGGAACCGATCTGGTACGACGGCACCGTGTTCCGGTTGCCTCCTGCGAGTTCTGGTGGCGGAATTTCCAACGTCGTAGAGGACACCACGCCCCAGTTGGGCGGCGATCTGGACGCCAACAGCTTCAAGATTACGGGGGGAACGATCATCACCGGCCAGACGGCCAAGACCACGCCGATTGGTGCGGATAGCATTCTGCTGAGCGATTCGGCGGCGAGCGGGGCGTTGAAGAAAGTAACGCTAGATGAACTATTTGATAGTTTCGCGAAAGACCCGGCAAGGGTCTACCGGCACGATGAGTTCCTGTCTGGGGCAAGAGAGACATTTTACAATGGATCGCTTGGGTGGGATTATGACGGGTCAAGTAGCCCGTCTATTATTGCGGCGGTCGCTGGGAGACCTGGTGTTTTACGGCTAACGACCACTACCGCCGACGACAACGTGATTCGGTTTATCCAGGGCGGCTCCGAACCAGGCATCCATCAGACGGACTTGACCGGGTACGTGGGATGGTGGCATCGATTTCGCGTTCGGCCAAACAGTACGGCAGCTCGATATAACATCGGGCTGTTGGGCGGTGGCTTTGCTTTTGATCGCGGCGTGTCGTTGTCCTATGATTCCGACACTGATACAAATTGGCAGTGTACTTACGACGAGGGAGTTGCGGCTACAGTATTCGTGGATAGTGGGGTGGCCTATAGTGCCGCTTCGTGGATCGTTGTGGATGTCTATAGCGATACGCTAGGCGGAGTGCGGGTGGCCATCAATGGCACGGCATGCGCGAATCGCACGACAAGTCTGCCAGACTCCGGCGTGCAAGCGGCTGTTCGCGCACAAACGCGAGTCTCTGGAACGGCGGCCACGATCGATATTGACTCCTACTCGTCTATCTTGGTGGTAAACAGATGAGATTGATTCTACTGATAGTCTTGTCATCTTGCCTTGTCTTTGCTGGCCAGTCCGTAGTCCTGGATGATACTGCGCCGAACTACTTTACCGACCCAGCCACGACTGGCGACACAGACATCATGGTCGAGTTCCAGATTCACGACTGGACACTGCATTCATCGTTTCGCGAGATCTTGACCCTGACTGGCAGTGGCCTCCGCGTAGGACTGACCGATACTGGGCTGTGGGGAAGTGTGGGGAAGGTGACTGAAAGCGGAAGCGGCACGCCATTTACCAATAACCTTGCTGGCCGCACGAATGTTTTGGTGCGCTATCGGCGTGACGCCACGGCAGGGGTGCTGACGTGGGAAACCTGGGATGTAGACGGAACCAATTACAATCTGCAAACTCGCACCATTACCGGCACGCGGGACCCCTCAACGAGTGGCGGTTCAACGTACACGGAGGGAGCGGCGGTGAGCTTTGGGTTCATCCGCGTCAGCACGAGCCTGGTCCCTGCGGGTTCGCGGCCTCCCACAACTTTCGGCACGGGCAACGTGCATGACTGGAAGTTCGACGGCAATACCACCGATACGGGCAGCGGCGGTGGGACGTGGACCGGCAGCTTTACCTTTGACGCGACGCCAAATCAGGACGTAGTTTCTGCAATTGCCAAGGTGTCGAATACTCCCACCTGGGCACCGTTTCGCCCTATCCGCGCGGGACATGCGGACACCCTGGACGGTTCGCAGAGCTTCACGATGGCCGACGATAGCGCCGATGCGGATTGTTCGTGGCGGCAACTGAGCGGGCCATCGACGCTGATCTGGAGCGACCGCGCCAGTTGTACGCCCACGGTGACGGGGGCGATCTTCGGTGAGTATTCCGTGAGACTGACCGCTACGTCCAGCGCGGGCGGGCTTGCATCGACCGATCTGACGTTTGGCGCGGTGGCTTACGACGACAACGGCGTGGTGATCTACCCGGATGAGCGGCTTTATGACTTGCTTGGACCGACCAAGGTATGGACAGGCAATGCCTGGGAATGGTTCGACCAGCGGTTGCTTTACATGGCAGACCTCAACTGGGACAAGTACAACGGCTTTGGTGGCGCGTGGGATGCGGAGAGCCTTGCCGCCACGATTGACGGCGTGCCTAGAACTGGCACCGTCTATGTCGCAAACGGCAGTAACAAAGTCTACGGCACTGGAACCAACTTCCTCGCAGTATTCGGCGCGGGGCGTGCAGGCCCGCCGATCAAGACGACAGATTCCGCCAATGCCCAGATTGCGATTCGAAACGCGCCTACAGGCTATCCGTACTTTGTGAACCGCGTTATCGCGAATGTGGATTCCGACACGGAACTGACCACTGAGTCGCTCTGGTACCGGCCCACCATCAGCGCCCCCGGCGTTGAGTGGGGGTCCTGGTTCATCGGGCAGGTGCGCAAAGGTGCCGGGACGGTTTACGTGGCCAACGGCAGCGCAACGGTCACGGGCATAGACACCAATCTCCAAGCTGAGATCTGCGACGGCGGCACCACGCCCGATGCGGCCACTACCATCTATTTCGTTGAAGCGGGTGCGGTCACACGGAAATCGGTTGCATCCTGTCAAGGTGCCACGCAGATCACCCTTGCGGCTCCCTACGACGGCACAACAATTAGCAGTCCTGGGGTGGTCTACACCTTTGACGATTGGGATCTGGCCAAGGGGCCGTGGACCACGGAGGGCGGTTCTACGGTGAACTTCTACGACATTGCGGCGGCCATGTATCGCTTCTATTATGCAAGCGGCTGGACGCGCCCCCGAGATGCGGCGCGGTTCCTGACAGATCGCTACTGGAAACAGACGGCAACGACGGGAACGTATCGCGTCGAGTCCTTCGCGGGAACCGTGATTCGACAGGTGATTGATCCGCCAGAGTCGCCTGATCCGGTGTTCTGGGAATTGAGCGAGGTCCGCATGGCGGATATGTGGGACTCGCGGAAGTACGTCGGCAATAGCCCCATGTTTGAGGCGCGGGAGGATGCTTACGCGCTGGAGGTTGCCGTAAGAACCGCTCGCTACGACCCAGACGCTACGCGGCGGGCAACGAATCTGGCGCGGGTGCAGACCGCCTACGACGAGATGTGGAGTACGGACATGGTGGCGGCGTCCAGCGGGGGCTTCTACCGCAACCACATCAAAGAGGCCGACCCGGCGCGGGTGATGACGGTGACCAATGGCTCAGCGACGGTCACGAAGTACAGCGGGACGGATTTTCCGGCTGATTACTGCGGCGATCCTGCGAGCTTCTACAGCACGGGCACGCTGGGGGTGACGAACGGGAGCACTGCTGTCACGTTGACGGGCGGAGGCTTCACCGGCCAGCAGAATAAGCGGCTGATGATTCGCGGGACGCTGGATGGCCAACCCTATTCGCAGATGAACGAGATTGTCAGCATCCAGACCAGCACCACAGCTACCCTTAGGTACTCCTGGCCGGGGACGACGGGGAACGCGATAGCGTGGCGGATGCAGACGAAGACCGATCTAGGGGACAGCTACGCCATTGAGACCATGCAAGTCAACTCCTCCGGCGCGGCGATTGGGCCAAAATCGCAAGGCAGCGTCAACGCTGGCGCGGCGGAAGATTCTAGCTGGTACTGGTGTACGCGAGACAGCGGCACGCAGCTTACGCTGGACAAGCCATTCACCGGGGACACCAGCAGTACCGTGTATCGCCGATTTCTGCGAGGCGGGCAAAGCGCTATCCAGCCGTACTTCCAGGCACTCCTGGCACGTTCGTTCCAGATGGCTGCAAGGTTGCTGGATGACGAAGGTGACACCGTGAGGGCGGCGGGGTATCGGGCACGGGCGGCTGATCTGCTGGACTACATCACGGAAGTGGCTGCCGTGGGATACAGCGGCGGCGTGCCGTATCTGGCGGAAGGGAACCATTGCTACCCGCCTACCACGATCCCCAATGTGTGCGACGGCGGGAATTCCGTCGAACTGTGGCGGTCTTTGGCGGTGGAGGCGAACGGCCCGCTTGCGCAAGATTACCTGGACGCTCCGACGCCAGAAAAGCTGACGCGAATGAATGCCTGGTTCAACGCGCAGTTTTGCCCATCAGCGGGATATGCCTGTCCCTTCGCATCCGATGGATATGTGGCGGAACTCGTGAAGGATGGCATTCCCGAGTTCAGCGAGATCCTCCGCACGAAGAACTTCGGGCAAGTCTTCGGCGCGGGCCAAGGCTACATGGTGGACGCAGCGCGGGTTGGCGGGCCGTCTCCCCCGCTTCCTGGTACAGTCACCATCCTTCCTCCTCCAGCGGGGTCCGAAGAGACGGTGGTCGTGCGGATTGAGGTGGTCGAGCCAACGTCGCGGACCTTCAACCATGATTGCCCTGTGAATGAACCGTGTGAGATTACGATTGACCGGCGATTGGGGAAGCATCTCTATCGCATGGTGTACCTGGACGGGGAACAGCGCACGCTTTCCCGCTCGGGGTGGCGTCCCCTACTGGCTGTTCAGTAACAAGCAGCCATGCGGTCCACATGAATAATCATCCTGGGCTTGGGAGAGGATCAGTCTTCGGAGTGATCGTCACTGACCGCCATCTGAGTTAGCTGCGCTGCGTCGATGACGCAACTGGCCCATCATCGCCAGTGTGTTCCTCGACGCAGCGTATACTCCCTGTTGGTGGTGAGATGCTCCCTCACCATTGAACGTAACCGTAAGACCAACCCCAGTCTTGACGGCTTCGCTTAACTCCGGCTCTGTTCCCAGCCATTCGGCGTGAGGTTGTCTACTTCGCTGCGCTATCGGTCGGCCAAGCCGGGCAGCACATTGAGCAAGTAGTCGCGCAAGGGAATGTCTCGTCGCCGGCACGTTTCGGCAATGGTCAGGATCGCGGCCACTTTGGGTCCCGCGTATTCGCTGCCCAAGTGGATCCAGTTCTTCCGCTTATGTACACGTGCGCATAAGCGGAAGAATTATCTGTTTGCGGGCTCCGACGCAGGTGGCCAGCGAGCTGCGGCGATCTACCGCTTAATCGGCACCGCAAAGCTCAACGGCATCAACCCGCAGGCGTATCTGCGAGAAGTCCTCGCCAAGATCGCCGACCACCCCCTCAACCGCATCGACAAACTTCTGCCATAGAACGTGAAGCTGGAAGCGGAAGCGACCGACGCGGAAGATGCCGAAGAGGCGCCAGCAACCGATACGACCGCGCAGGACAACGCCTGCGCTGCGGACTGAGACTCCGACAAGGTCACACACTCAAGCAGGCGAGTGTCCACGAAAACATCGTGGACACTTCGGCAATCGATACACCAAAAACAAGCGCCAACAAGACGGCCTGGGGCGAACGCTTATTTCGGTTGCCAGTTCGCACCCACCGGCCAGAGAGCTGTATGTCGAACGCCGGCAGTGGCACGACCGTGCTGGAACTGAGGTCCTGATGTCGCATTCGAGAGGTGACGTTCAAAGCACTCCTGATCGGGCAGAGTTGGTTTAACCCGGTTAAACCTCTAGCACCACGTTTGAGCTCACGTAAGAGGTTAATCGCGGGGATGGCGAAAGCCTATGCCTCTATGGAGGCATAGTGCCCTGAGGCTCCAGTTGGCCTGGAGTGCGTATGCCTCTATACAGGCAGAGCGTATGCCTCTATAGGGGTACACTTCCAACGCGTCCGGATGGGCTTCAACTCAGCGAAGCCGAATTGGCATCAGTTCTGGCCCCGGCGAAGCTCGCCAGGAGGCCCGTATTGGCTCGTGGTGAAACGAACGGTGGCGGTCTGGGGTAACGGGCTCTCGTGGATGCTGATTCGGCGTGGAGGCGGTCGCTCATGGAACCCATGATGCGCCTCAAAACCCGTCAAAACGGGCGTCTGCCTCTATGGAGGCATACGAAAGACTCTATAGAGGCACTCGGTTCTTGAGCCGCATTTTGGGTATTGCGAGAGTTGCCTCTATGGAGGCATACACAGCTCCATGAGATTTCCACGAACACAAGTTATTGCTTTAGTGAATAAGAAAGGGGGCTGCGGAAAAACGACCTCTTCAGTGGCCATTGCCTCAGCGTTTGCCCACCTGGGGTACTCGGCCACTCTTGCCGATACCGATCCTCAATGCAACGCCACTGAGAGTTTCGGCATTCGGGCGGAGAGCATCGTCGAGCAGGGAAGCTTCACCCTGGCCGATGCCTACCTGAAGAAACGGGCCGCAACCGATATCGAGCTTGACCTCGGAGAGAGATTTGAAGGCCGATTGACCCTGCTACCCGGAAACCGGGGTTTGAGCTCCGTTCCGCTCAAGCTGGAGTCGGAGCTTCAGATCGCAATTGCGGACGGAGAGAAGACCACGCTCGACGCTGATGAAATGCGAAGTGAGCAGCGGCTCCGGTTCAAGCGTTCTATCGATGCCCTCCGGGGGAAGCGGGATGTGGTCATCATCGACACTCCGCCCAGCCTCGATTTCTTGATGGTCTCAACACTCGTCGCGGCTGACTGGTTCATCATTCCGGTCTTTCCGTCGGGGTATGTCGACGAAGCGCCTCCGTCGATGCCGGCTAGACGGCCAACCAGAGTTGAGCCGAAGGCAGAGCGGGAGTTTCGCCCGGAACTCGTTCCTGATCGAACGCCAGCGCCGGTAGAAAGGAGAGGGGAGGCGGTGCCACTTCCTCGCCCGGTGAATCGGAAGCAATCCAGCGTCATCCGCTACCAGCTAAACCTTACGCCGAAAGCCAAGAGGATGCTGGAAGAGGTGGTCGAGTACGTCCGCACGTACAGTCCCGAAAGCGACGCTCGGGTGAGCGAGGTCTTCCAGGGAATCATCGGACTGCTTCACGGGGCGACGGAGGAACTGGAGCTTTCCGAGCTTCCCCGACGGGGCGCATGGGGATCAATCACGGCGAAGAACTTCCCAGAAGAGTTAAGTGGGGCTTTCGAACGGGCGATTCTCAGGGCGGCTAGACGCCGGGGAAACTCGGCCTGAGGAGGCCAAGCTGAGTGCGAGCTAAGTGAAGCCGCTTCAGTGATTTACGGCAGGTTATAGCGACACCCCATTTTGCGAGGCCCTACTGTCACTACATTGTCACTAGGCTGGGTGGAAATCAGGTGAAACTGAGAGAACTGGGGTGAAATCGCCAAGCCGCTGCAGAATGGCCCTGGCAAGAGGATTTCTTTTGAAATGAGTCGATTCTAACTGCAAGAAGGGAAGGGGACTTAACAGAGCCTGAGGCAAGCTACACATGAGGAGGCTTGTTTGGGGTCGATTTTGCGGCTTTCGAGACCGCCCGATTCAACCACTCTCGCACCTCTCCGCGTTGTGGAACGTCGAACCGAATCGTGTGGCCTCCTCTCAGGATAGCATCGGAAATCGGTAACTCCTTCAAGCCACCAACCTCGTCCCGCCCGCATCTCCTTGCGACTCGCCGCCCCTTTGCCGCATCCCTACGTACATCATGTTCCCGGAACTGGCAGACGACCGCCGCAGCCAAACCGCCAAAGCGCTGTTTGAGCAGGCCTATGTCCGCCAGATGCAGGGAGACTTTCCGGAAGCGGTGCTGCTTTACAAACAGTCCATTGAGACGCTGCCCACCGCCGAAGCCTACACCTTTCTGGGCTGGACCTACCGCTTCATGGGAGACCTCAACGCGGCCATCGAGGAATGTAAGAACGCCATTCTGATTGATCCGACCTTGGGCAATCCCTACAACGACATCGGTGCATACCTCCTGGAGCTGGGCCGCCCCCAGGAATCGCTTGGCTGGCTGCGCAAAGCCACCATGAGCCAGCGCTACCAGAGCTACCACTACGCCTGGTTTAACCTGGGCCGCGCGCATGCGGCGCTGGAGGAGTGGCCGCAGTCCCTGAATTGTTTTGAAAAGGCGGCCGCCCTAGCGCCCAATTACCAGCCTGCTGTGGATGCGGCGGCCAAAGTGCGGGGGATGATGCAGTAGGATGAGAGAAGGTCCCGGTTTTTCC